GCTGGTTGTCCATGGTGAGACCGCCAGCAACGGTGACAACATTGGCTTGGTCAGTTTGAACGGCGGTGGCCCCAAGGTCAACGGTGGGGCCCCCGGCAGCGCCAGAGCCGTTGGTGACTACGATATTGCCAGCAGCACCAACTATGCTTCGCTGGACCCAGGTATTAGAGGCGGAGCGGACAGCGATGCCCGAGCCCGCCAAAGCTGCAATGGCATCTAAATCCGCGTCAAGAGAGACCTGAGTTTTGCTGCCGGTGTCGGAGGCGGTGATGCCAGTGGATACGAAATCGATCGTGGTACGTTGGGTAAGGGAGACGGACTCTTCTTGGACGGTTTGATAGCCAATGGTGCCGGAGGCGGCAATGGTGATGTCCCCTTCGTTGTCTATACTATCATCAGCCACAGTCAGGGTGACATTTGCGCCTTCGATGAAATTGAGCCTGCGGCGGGTGCCGAGTTCGGAACCGGAGTTCTTGCGAAACGCCAACTTTTGAGTGGTGGTATCATCGACAACCGACAGGGTGCGATCGGCAGAAAGATTACCACCCCCGGTGATTCCGGTGCCGTTGAGGATTTGGCGGGAGGTGAGAACCACTGCGGTGCCACCTTGCTGAAGGGTGCCGGTAGAGACATTTACCACACCAGAGCCGAAAGTGACCACCGGGTCGGTGCCTGAGAGATTGTAGGTCCATACCACAGAGGCCGATAATCCATCTGACCACGTGAGATTGGTGAGTTCGGTGGCATCAAAGGTGACAGTACGGTCAATGGAGAGATCACCGATGGCGGCGATGCCCACGCCACCTGTGAGGGTGCGGGTGGTGGGAACCACCCCTGAAGCATTCAATGTGACATCTACACGATTGGAGCCTGCGTTATCAGCAACCGTGGCGATGATCGTGGCGCTTTCGATGATGTTTATTTCCCGACGGGTGCCAGCGAGGATGCCACCTTTGGATACTCGAACTTGTTGGTTGGTGGCATCGGCGGTGACAGACACTACCCCTGCGGTGAGGGTGAGGCCAGCGCCAATGTCGGCTTCGATGATAACTGTGGAGGCAAGCTGACTGGTGAGAGCGGTGCCGGAGATTTCCGAGAATCCCACCTGGCGGTTGATCCAATTGGTGCCAGACCATCCGAGGTATTGGTTGCTGACGGGAGTGGTGATGGTGGAGAGAGGAACTGTGGTGCCGGTGCCAGAGGTCGATACCACATCGGTGAGATCGGCGAGTGCCCAGACTTCCTGACCCTGCGAAGCAGTGAGTTTTGTGGAAGCAGTGAGACCTGCATAACCGCTAGCGGTATTCTTTGCTGTGGTGACTTCGCAGGTGGGGCAGGAGACGGTGTTGACCGAGCGCGATAGTGGGGCGCTGAATGTCAGGGCGCTTTCTTTGGCGTTGAAAGTGGTCCAATCCGCAGCCGTTAGGGCTCCCCGATTCACACTGGAGGCAGTGGGGAGATTGAAGGTAACGGTGTCAGTGGCCGCAGAGATAGCGAAGTCAGTTCCGGAAGTTCCCACTGCGAGGGTAATCGCCGGGCCATCCTGACTATTGATTGTGGTAATTGCTGCGCTCACTCCCGTGATACACGTTGCGGGAGCCCAAATTGTTCCATTCCATGTCGCACACTGACTGGTGGTAGCCCCACTCTGGCGGATATCCTGAAGATTTATCCGACCCTGCCCACGGAGGATAAGCGACAGAAAAGAAAGAAAGAAAGCAAGTTTGATCAGGCGATTACGCATTTTAAACCGTGTAACGATAAGAGGCAAATAAATCATCTCCTGTTATCGGCTGATAGGGGCTCGTGAAGGTCACAGTACTACCTGACAATGTGTAGTGGGTATTTCGCATCATCAACAGACCATTCTTGTGGAGTTCAAGGGAGGTTACGGGAGAGGGGGATTGCGTGAGGGTGAAAATAAGATTCACCCCATTGATGGTTCCCGAAGGAACTTCATCCGCGAAGCTGACAGTGAGAGTGAGTGTGGGCATGGTGGGATCTCCAAGAGGGCTGGACGGTTCCAGAATGTCCCGCTCATACCGTTGGGTGGGACGGAGGGAGAGATACTTCGGGGCCATGTAGCCAGCCTTGAAGGAACTCATGGAGGTGAGATCCCGAAGGAAGGCCGACTTGTATCTCAGGGCTTTGTTGGTATCTTGGTTTGGGCCGTGCCGGAGGTGGGAGCGAAAGAGGAGATAGTTATTGGCGCTGATGGCGGCCCAGGCGGGGAGGGAGGTGGTGGAGGTTAGGGTGCCAAAGGAGAGAGTCTTGGGGTATTCATAGGTGATGGTGCCGGAGACACTGGGGGCGGGCCAGAAAGCAATCTCGTCAGTCCCCTCATTCTGATAGAACACCACCGGCAGATTGGCGTTGGAGTTCCGCCACTCCCGCAAGCGGATGTTGAGTTCTTCAGTAGTGCGCTGCGCCAACCTGCGGTTGTTCCAATATACCGCGTCCACACGGAGCATGTCCGATGGAAGAGTGGTTGTGGCGCTGGCGGTTATGGTGGTAGAGGTCCCCCACACAAGCTCGTATTGGTCCTGGACCCGATCCTGCCATTGGTCCACATAGGCGGCGAGTTCGGTGTCTGTCCAATATTTGCTGTTTGGATCAAGAAGTTCACGCCGAGCGGCGTTTATGAACTGCTGCTTGGTCCACCGGACATAAAGGGGCACAACTAATTATAACACTATTAGAAGATTTTTGCGTGCCCATGGTTTCTGCAAATACGCCGAGCTTGGTCTAGGAATTCCTCTACAGTTCTCTCGCGTTTTGACAAGTTACACCACTTACAACATGCCACCACGTTATCTAATGTGTAGCCTTTCAAACTATCAACACGATCAATACCGTTATAAATAAAAGGACGAGAGCGTATTGAGTTTGTCAGTTTATCTCGCCTTGGAGGCTTGGCCACATTTTCTGGGGCTTTTCCACAGTACCAACAAAATTGAGAAGTAATTCTTTCAAAGTCTTCTTCTGATAATTTAAATTCGAGGTCTCTATCTTTTGCGGCATATTTATACATGTAGTATCGAGCAATAGCTGCTTTACTCCAACGATCTCTTAGTTGTGCAAGTTCTGGATTTTTTGCGGATTTAACGCGTTGGCCTTTCAGACATCCACAACTTATCGTTCGCTCTAAAAGCAACAAAGATTCTCGAACATTAGTTATCCTTCCACAATCGCATTGACATTCCCAAAATGTGCGTTTTGTGTTACCTCGTACTACTCCGGGGCCAGTGATAACTAATTTACCAAATCGAATTCCTATAAGCTCGGTTCTACTATTTAATTGTTGCATACCAAGGAGTATATACTTTGGTTATTGCTGCGTGGACAACTTCCCCACTCACTGCTCCCATTGCACAAACCGGCCCCTCCGCAATAATTTCCAAAGTGGTATCATTACGAACAGCAGCCGTTGGACAACTTTCCCGGGAATAGTGTAACTGCTTGCAAGGAAAGCATTTAGCAATTTCTGGGTCAGGCGTTAATGCCTGAGTATTTAACCAATGTTTTGTTAAATCTTCCGGAGCCGAATGCGACATCATGACGATCTTCGGGGTTTCAAAACACCCTGCTGCATTCAAGATTCCTGTCTCAGGACCCATCACCAAATCCACATGTTGCGTGAGGCACATGATTTTACGGATGTCCACGGCTCCTGCCATTTTTACCAAGCGTGGGTGATCGAATTCCAGCAGGCGTCCCATTTGGTCTCCACATGTGATCATCACAGAGTTGGGATGAGCGTTGAGCCAATCAGTCATCACGGGCTCGAAGAGGCCGTAGATTTTGTGAAAACTGGAGCCAGTAAGGGAATAGAGGATCAGAAACTTGGACTTGTATTGCTTTCGAATATCCCTTGCCCAGCGTTCTTCTTCGGGGGAAAAGTAAAGCTCTCCTCGTGGGGATGGGATCTCCCCCTTGCATCCACCCAACTCCATCGTAAAATCATAGTAATTCTTTCCACTCCCACGCCATTGTCGAAAAGATTTTGGGCTGTAGAATTCAGCGCGTCCTTCAACTGCGAGAAGTTTTCCTTCGATGGATTCAGAGAGGTTGACGAATTCGTCATATTCGGGTTTCCAGAGATCCCAGTATTCTCCGAGTTGGGGGTTGGGAATTCCCTCGCGCTCCTGGCAGATAATGTTGTCAACAAAGGGATTGTGGTTGAGCATGGATTTGGAATAGGAGGTGCAATTTACGGTGACATGATATCCTTTGTTCTTCCATGCTCGGATGAGCGGAGTGATCATGATCATGTCACCGAAAGCCCCGTAGCGAACAATACAGACACGTTTGGGGGTGGGGGGTTTGGGTTCAGAGATATCTCCGCGTTTCTCCGAGACCTTCTTGTAGATTTGCAGAAGGTGTCCTTCGTGAGTATATCTCCCTTTACACTTCCACCCCCCAGAACTCGCCACAAGTTTATCGACAGATTCGGGGGTGAAGGAAGAGATAACAGTTGTAGAAAGCTCGGCGGAGATGGGAAGGAAGACAAGGAGGTGGCCTCCGGGGCGAAGCTTGGTGGCAGCCTCCTGCACCAGCTTCTTTGGGTCTTCTAAGGCTTCAAGGGCCTTGGATATGAAAACCCAATCGAAGGCATTCTCCGCGTAGATAGACAAATCATCCGTACAGATATCACAAGCGGCGGCTCCTGCGGGGTTAACACCGGCGCAGAAGACGTTGATGGTTTTGGCAGCACGGGGAAGAATGGGTTCGTTTCCCATCCCGAAGTGCAACCCTTTACCGATTAGATATCCGACGGAGCGAAATCTCGCCCAATCAAATGTCGTCATCGGTGTCGTTGGCCGCAAGCGGGGTGGCGAAGCCGAGGGTTAGGAGGAACTCACCACCGGGGCGGACTCTGCGAGTCTTTCCGGAGTGAGCTTTCATGTGGGAGAGAATGCGTTGAGTGGAGAGGGGAATGGTTTCATCACAGACATCACAGCGGAAGTCTTGGAGTTCCACGCCGGTTTCTGCGAGGCGTGCCCACCCAGGCCATTCCTTCTCGGATTCCTTGAGGGTGAGTTTGAAACCTCCCCCATGTTCCGGGACGTGAGCAAGCATGGTGTCCACGCTGCGTGGGAGGCGAGTGTGGCAGGACATATCTCGGCGATGAATTGGGGCGTAGCCGAGGCAGAGGATTTCTTTGGGGTGAAGACGGGCTTTGATAAAAGCCAGCCAGTTGGTGAGGGACTTGGGAGAGTCGGAAGCTCTCACTGGTGCGATATCGGGCATTGGGACTCCAATGAAAATCAAGGGTGATTAATGGCTCACCCTCGGAAGCCAGTTTAAGAGTTAGCTATAAAGCTCGCCTTGCTCGTACCAAATGTCATACGTGCCATGAGACTGATTAGCTGAAGCTGTAGCAGTCCCAACGACAGTGACAGTGGATTCACCACCGGCGGCAAATGTTCCAGTTGCTCCTGTGGGGGCTCCTGTCACACTCTCTCCAGCGGTTCCTGCGGCAATAGTAACCATAGTGTTTGTGCCGTTAAGGAAGTTGAGCTTGTTAGTTGTGGTTACACCAGCAGTGATAGTCTTCACATGAACCTTGGTGACTGCTGTTCGACGAATAAATGCGGGCATTTCAACTGCGTCGGCAACAGTTACCACTTGCGCGGAGGCAGTGGCAGTTAAGGTTGTGGTAGACGTGAATCGTGCTGGCACTTGGACGCGAATGTTGTATTTGGGATCTGAATAACTCATATTTATTCTCCTTTACGCGCTTGTGACAAACACGATGTGCTGCTCGGCATCGGCTGCGAAGTTCCAGACGATCTTGAAGCCCAGAAGGGCATACCAAGCCATTGCCATGTCTCGACCGAAATCTTGCGGAACTTTCATGCGGATCTCTTCGGGAATACAAACTCCCTCGTAGACCGAATCAGCGCCGAAGAAAACAGCCTGACCACGGAGAGAACTCAAGCCAATGGTGTTGGAAAGAAAGCCGGTTTCCTGTATGAAGCGAACTCCGTAGAAGGTTCCGACTTCGCCAGTGAAGATATTCTTGGCGAATTCGCCGGTGTATTTGCTGATGTCAATCCATCCACCAGTTCCACTATCTGCGTGCATTCCACTCATGGCGGATACAGAAGCTACGCAAATGTAGTTCTGGCCGTCGTATTTGGGGACATTACGCTTTAGCAAGAAATCAACCACTGAGCGAACATTTGCAGCGGTGAGATCGGCGGAGGCAGTAGCGGTAGCAGTACCGTTGGTGGTGAAGATGACAGAGTTAGTCGCAGACATTACTGCGATGTAGTCGGTGGCCGCGAACTGTGCGCCTGCGGCGGACTCAAGAACCTTGACCTGATCGTCACGGAGTTTCATTTCCGTTACGCTGTCAATATCGAATTGTCCGAGGGCGTCGAGTTTTTGGGTATAAGGGACACTCAAACCGAATTCGGTAATCGTGCCGGTTCCCTGGTTGGTTACGTAGTTGGTTTCGGGGATGGTGGCTGTTTCGACCAGTGTGCCGCCTTGAGTAGCGACATCACCGGACTTGTCAAACAACCAGGTATCACCCCGTTTCTTCCCGACCTGTTCTTTAACGTCAATGAACTGACGAAGCTTAAAGTAAGGCTGTGCTTTGTGACGCAGCCGTTCGGTAAGATAAGGTACCGCCCAGTTACCACCCAAGGTTGATGTGGACCATAATTGTCCAGGCATTTATTTCTCCTTGTGTGTTAATTGGAAAGACCCCGACCTGCATCAAGCAGAGCTTTGCGTTTGCGAATGTAGCTCTCGGGAGAAACATCCGGTTCTGCTGGCTTGGTCTCTGTTTGCCCACGTTCTGCAATCTGATTGGGCGCAAGCGGGGACGAGGAAATGACTTCCCTTCGGGTTGTCATGGCCTCTTCTTTTCCATTGGCACGATACCGTTGGATGCGTTTTCGGACTTCTTCAACCGCTTCGGATACGGCGGTTTTGTATTCTTTGATTTGAGAAGCGTGATCGGTGACTTTACCAGCCGACTGAGCGGCCTGGAGTTTTGCGGTCGCAAGACTGGTGATCCACGGTTCTTCTTCAATGATGTCGGGGTTTTTAGAACGAATGTCGTTGATGAATGCGTTGAGGTCTTGGCGGGTGTCGAATTCGACAAGGGATTCTGCCTTGGCGGTTTCGGTGACGCGCTGGGAGACAGCGGATTGCACGGTCTCGATCAGGGCCGCTTCGAAACCTTTGGTGTCGCCTTCTTTGAGGTAGTCAACCCAGGTTTTGGGGGTTTCCTTGGCGGCCTCCGCAGGCTTGGTGCGCTGCTCGATTGTAGAGATCTGAGCGATGACCGGGGCGAGGGCTTCGCGGATGATGGAGGCGAAGTCGGGAGAGACGGCAGCAGTGGTTACTGGTTCAGTAACAATGGGCTCGGCGGTTTGAGTTTCAACTACAGGCTCGGGGTGCTCGGAAGCATAGAGACGTTGATAAGCAGCTTCGCGTTGGGAAAGAGGGGCGGTTTCTGTGGAGGTGGATGTTGCGACAACGGTTTCTGTGGTTACGGGTTCAGGCATGAATGGTCCTATTTATATTGTAGCACAATTTGTGGGATTTGGTATAAGAATTTCAAATGGAGATTCCAATGGATGCGAGATATTCTTCAGCATCTTTGCCGCGTTTGAGAATTTTTTGCATCAAGGTGACAACGAAGTCGAGGCCGTAGATGCGGCCTGCGATTTGTTCGCGGGTGATGGGGGATGTAGTTTGGGCCCCAAGAGTGAGGGCGACAAGGGAGGAGGTGTATTGTTCGCGGGCCGCAAGGATCTTGGGGAGGATTACGTCAGTCCAGGCGATGTTGTCGAGAAGTGATTCGACATCCTGGGCTTGGTGGGCTTCGAGGAGAGCTTTGGGGTTGTTCATAGACGGATTCCAATGGAGAGGGAGGTTTTTTGATATTGGACAGGGGTGCCAGCGGTGCCGATACGACCTCGGGCAGAGATGGTGCGGTCGGTGGTAGCGGTTATGCGTGCGCGGGCGAGGATAGTGCGGTCGGCTTGGAGGGTGATGCTGGCTTTGGAGGTGACAGTGCGGTCAGTAGTTACTGTTATTCTCGCCAAAGACAGAATGGTTTTGTCAACTGTGGCTGTGATCCGAGCGAGGGCGGGGATTGTTCGATCAGTAGTTACTGTAATACGTGCTCGGGATTGGATAGTCTGATCGGTAGTGGCTGTGATCCGAGCACGCGCTGTGATGGTTTGGTCTGTGACGGCCCCCGTGACGATGTTTGCTTTGGCAGTGATGACTTGATCAGTGGTTACTGTGATTCGGGCTTTGGCTGTAACAGTTTGATCCGTTGTGCCAGCGATTCTTGCCCTGGCGGTGATGGTTTGATCTGTGGTATCTTGTGCTCGGATCTCCAACATCACCCCACGCCAAGCGACGTTGCCTGTCCAAGTGGCGCTGGACAGGTCTTCCCAGGCGTCGTTTCGGAATTGGCATTCATGCCCCGTGGCGGGGCTGTTGTAGTTTCCGTCGGCCCCGGCGGTTTCGGTCCAATTGGTTCGTGGGGTGGTGGCTTCGTTGGCAAGGTGGACGAAGAAGGCGAGTGGGCGGTTGGAGGGTTTTTGAGAGGTGGTGGCGGTGCAGGTGCCAGAGGTTGCGGCGGCGGTTCCGAAGGTGGGATTTTGGACAACCGCATTAGCTGCATCGGTGCCGCCCCAGCCGGTAACCTCAAATTCAGTAATGCCTGCGCCGGTACGGTTGGAACCCCAAGTGCCGATGACAGCGGCGGTGGATGGGGTTCCCCCGGCGTCCGCCACCCATACCGAGAGAATATGAGTGGTGCTGAGAAGATTGGCGGCGAGGGTGAGTTTGGTGAAGGCTACGCCATGGCCATTGACAGCGGTGGGATCGGTGGGACTGGACGCAAGACTGGCGTTGATGAAAGCGACAAGGAGGGAGTTGGCAGCTGGGGTGTAGGTGGGAGCGCAGGTGTAAGTGACGGCAGCGCCGGTGCTGTAGATACTCGATCGGTATGTAGTGGTAATAGCCATCGAGGGGGCTATCCGAGCCCGAGCCGTGATTCGCTGTCGCCGTGTTGCCACATGTTACTTGAGGACAATGAGTTGTTGGTGATTTTTCCCTTCAACAGTAGTTTGCCAGCCGAAGCAGTGTTCGATGGTGTGGGAGAGTTCACTCCAGCCAGCATTAAGGGAGTGGGTGTGGCGACGAAAGTAGATGAGACGAAAGGGGGAGGTTTCGGGGGTGTCGGTCCAGAATGGCACGCCGTCAATTTCGAAGTGTCCGTCCCGAAGATCCACGAGATACTTGTGGCCTTCGCCCTCAAGTTGAAACACCTCCACCTCATCGTAGCGTTTCATAACATCGAAGAATGCGCTGCGAAGGGGGTCGGTGAGGGAGGTGTCGAGGAGGGTTTGGAAATACTCAGAACCGTCTGAGTATCTTACGCCAAAGAGATACTTTAGGGGTGTCATTGGATTGAGGGGGATCGATGGGATTCGATTGAGGTTGGGGATTATAGTCCCAAAGGATAGAACCTGGGAATTTCAGGAAGCGTCCACAAGCACACGTTGCTACCATTTCGCCATTGGCGTCAACGGAGACTTCTCGTTCGGTGGGTTCACCGCAGAGGGCACAGAATAGTTTCATATCTAATTCTCATTATAACGGAGTGTATAAGTGATATTGGCAGTATCACCAGCGGCGGGTGTGGTGGTTTGGAGTTGATGGGTGAGATAGTTTGTGAAGCAAGGGTTGGTGGTCATTGAGGCGGCTTTGCCAGCGCTCGCGGGGCCGGTGGCACCAAACCACACTGCACGCCCGGAGGTGATGGCGATTGCGGTGGTTTGATCAAAGGTGAGATTGGCGTTGGCGGAGGCAGAAGGAGTGGCATACAGCAATCGATCGGCATCGACAGTCATTGCGGGCTGACCTTTGGCTACTAATCCAGTTCCAAGAGCGGTGGTAGTGTGCGCCCAAAGGCCGGTGGAGATTTGATTGAAGGTGCCGGAGAAATGACCAAATAGCCATTTGTCGAAGGAGTTTGCGCCTGCGGTGATGGGGGAGGCACTATAGGCGGTGGTGGAATCGTCGATACCCTTCCAATTGCTTTCTGTGCGGGCGTGGGTGATAGTTTCACCAGCACCGTTGGATTCGTCGAATTCGAATGTTGCGGCCATGATTATTTTATTCCTATAATTGAAGTAGCGGTGGTGCCGGTGGACCAAACGCGGACACATCGGATGGGGTGGACAAGTCCTGCGGCGAGACTTACAAAGGTCACTGTGTCACCATCATATAGGGTGACCTTGAGATCCCCGGAACCCCCAACATAGACACCACGGTAGGCGAACGGGAGATCGGCGGAATCATTGGGGGTGACGGCAAAAGCCCCGGTGGCGGGGCGGTCATAGGCGGTAGTGGAGGCGTCGGGATAGGGCATTAGTGTCTCTTGAAAAATTCAACTTGTTGAAGACGTTTTATAGCTTGATCTCTGGAAGGATATACCTTACTTAAGCTCTTACCCTTGTGGGAGACAACCTTGTATCCACCTTTGGTCTTGACTATCATCGAGGTGCCTTTAATCTGTAATTCCTACCAGCAACAATACCTGTTGTTCCGGCGACTACAAAATTGAGGGGTATAAAAGGACGACGGGTTAACTTTTCAACCAGTATCAAACCCCCCGCTAGCCCAATTTTCAAAGCAATTCCACGCCGCATGGAAAAGCCGCCCCGCGAATTACGAAGTAGTGGATTGACTTCTTGTAGTCCTGTTGAAGAATGCACATCAAGAGCATTGGCGGCAATCATTGTTCCCACACTTAGTAGCCAAAGCTTTTTAGGAGCGGCGTGCAAGCTATTAGTTAGAACTAAGCAAAGTACCAGTGCCTTAATACTGAGCATAGGTTAGAAATCCCGTAATAGTACCAGTGACTGACGCTAAACACAAAGCATTAGCAGAGGCAGTTTCAAACAGATTGCTGCCTGAAGGGGCGCGGGCAGAGATGTTGCCATTGGTTGGCAGCGCCATTGCTGCTGTTAAGTCCACCGGACCCGTCACGCAATTGGTGCCTGTGCCGTATAAAAACTTCGCTGTACCTGCCAGGCTTTCGGTGATAACAAAACTACATACTCGTACTTTCTTTGCAGACGCTAAAGCCACAATCTGAGTGGTTGCACCCGCAGTGACACTGATAGTTGCGGAATTGCGGCAGGAAAATTGCCTATCCCACGTGGTGCCGTTGAATGTATAAGGCCAGAATTGTAAAAACGCACTAGAGCCATTTTGATCGGGAGTAAAAAGCCCAACAGCATTTGATACTCCATCTGCTCCATTACCTACTACTCCAAGACTGATACTACCTGAGGCATTGGCTCCAATTATTCGGACATAGAGTCCTCGGTCAGTAATAGCAGGAGGGCCAATTCCAGAAGTGATTTCATTATAATTACCATCGACAATTTTTACTGGGGCTTGGGCAAAAATCAGACCACTGAACAACAGTGCAATAAGAAGTTTTTTCATATTCTATTTCCTGTGGGAGTTCCCTTCCCATTAAGCCACCACACAACGGATTCCCAGCAATATCGAATGAGTTTCATGGAGGTGTCAAAAAGGATTTCGTCGGTTTCATCATCTAATTTCTTTAGTTCTTTGTTATCTTTGAATAAACTTCCATTGATATAAGTATAGACCACAAGAGTGGATTCTTGTACTTGGATATCAATTCTAAAGTCTTCAAGATTATAGAAAAGTTGAACGATACTTTTTTCATCCACGCCCACAACCTTGTCTGCAATGAACTTCGTGAATTTATCCATTCGTTGGGTGATGAATTCCCCTTCTTTCTTTTCAAACTTTCGCTGCTTCGAGCCGTGGGACATGGTGGCAGCAGGGAGGTTGATACTCCAGGAGTCTGCTTTGGGTGGAAGGGACTTCTCGTTGTCATCGAATTCCTGTGTGGACCATTCGAGGAGTTGGAAGTCAGGGAGATAGTGTATGGTGGTTATGTGAGGATGGGATTGGGCAAAGAGTCCAGTGGAGAATAAGAAGTATATTAGGAATTTCATGTAGATACCTTGGGGGACCTAGCAGCAGCGGCCTTTGCCTTCATAAGTTCAATCTCCGCTTCTTTCTTTTCCAATTCAAGTTCTGCAAGACGCTGTTGGAACTGCGCTTGCTGTGCTTCAGCCTGCGCCTTCGCTTGCTCCTGCTGCTGGCGCAGCGCCATGTCGATCATCGCAACCTGTTGAGCCATTTGCTCAGGGGCGAGTTTTTCAGCTTGCATCGCGGCTTTGTTGGCTTCGATGGTGGCGGGCTCGGCGAGGATCTTCTCAATATCTCGGATACCCGGACGAAATGCTTCCATGATGCGACGAAGGAGTTCAGATTGATTGATATAGGGTGCCCAAGCTTCGGAGTTCTGTCCAATGATATTCATGAACTGAGTGAGATTCTGAAGCATCTCGGCTTTTTCAAGCTGGCCGGAGATCCCGGAGACTTTAATCTCATAGTCTCCTTGAATCATTTCTTGGATCTCTTCCTTGGTCATGCCACGGAGAACCTCGGCACCCTGGCCGAGGATAGAGGCAATTCGGGGATCGGAGTTTGTGTCGATGAATTGGAAGATCAATTCCCAAGCCATTTCAAGCATGGGCTTGAGGCCTTGTTCTTCGATATCCACCGCCATGTTGCCGAAGAAGGATTGGGAGTTGTCGTTTTTGATCTCGATCTCAGCAGCGGTCTGGGCTCCGCGAAAGCGAGGGAGGGCTTGTTGGATCTCGGAGACTAAGGCTCCTTCTTGGTGGGCGCGGTCAAGCTGACCGGCGACCTGCACAGTGCCGGAGGAGATGTCCTCAAAAGTGATTGGTGTAAGTCCTTGTATGCCTGCTCCAGCCTGGGTGCGCCGGAATATCTTGCCAGGATGCAAGCCTGTTTCAAAGTCCTCGGGATTTTCATAAACATCAAGCGGTACCTCAAATACCGGCAGTAACCGGAACAGCAGGGTGTCCATCGAGAGATTGGCGAGTTTGTTGATGGCTCGGTCCACGCTTCGGACATTCTCAATGAGTCCCACACCTTCGGTGCGGAAGGGGAGGGAGAGGGGAGAGAATCCAATGTATGGAGCCTTGCGATGGAGATAGGGGTTGCGATCAACGAGTAGGGGAATGTCTCCCGCGAGAATCACATGAGCATACTTCTCAATCACACGATTATTTTTAACAAGAGGGCCGTAGTATTCCGTGAGCTTGATCATGTCCACGTCGTTAGGAGTGGACGTGGGGGCGGGGGGTTCATCAAACCGAAATCGCCGACGATCTTGATCGGGGTTGATACGAGAGGTGGAGGCTTTTTCTACAACTTCGGCATCCAGGATTCCCTTCTCTACCATGTCCCAGAGTTCCCATTTGGGGATCTCGATTTCTTCGAGGGTGCCAACCCATTGGTTGAGCTTGGAACCGGGGAGCCAATAGAAGTTGTATGGGTCCACGGCTCGGATGAACAAACGACCTTCCAGGATATCCTGTTGAATGAGTTGACGGCCCATTACGGGTTGACCGTTAGGACCCATCTGAGGCACTTGCTGCACCTGCGTCACTGTACGGGGCACCAGTCCCCACCACATTTTCCATACCCCAAGACCCATAATGAATCCACACTCAAGACCCTCGGAGAAGGATTCCTTGTATTTCGCCATGTCCATGAAGACTCTGACAAGATCGGTGGATTGCTGGGAGCGAGTCTGACCCGCCAGGTCGTCGGGATTGATGGGTTCGAAAGACCAGGGGTTGGGAGATGAAGAAAGAAGTCGTTTGATAACGTTTGTGGCTTGCTTGACGCTGTTCCAAGACTTCGGTATAATAAGCTTGCTTTGCCAGTCTTCTTTGTCTGTCCAATCCTCCACACCCCGATAGAGTTGCCAGCATTCGTCCCAGAGGTTCACCTTTTGGCGGCGGTTGTTTCGAAGGGTGCTCTTCCAAGAGAGAATTTGAGTTTTGACTTCCTCGGGGGTTAGGGGGATTTCAGAATTGCTGGATTTAGCAAAATCTGCGGGGATGGCCGCCGAGAGCGAGGTGGTAGACATGGGGTGATATTATTGTAGCACAGAATGGAAGATTGTGCTCACTTTCTCCACCATTTTGACATATTGGGGAGATTGATGTTTCGGACCTTGAAGGTTGGCTGGGAGTTGAAGAAGTACTTGGCGTCATCCAAGGAGTGATTGTCCTTGTCTTGCATTTGTTCGCGATAGGACTTGGTGAGGGCTTGGCGCTCGGACATGGACACATAGACTGTGGTTTCGAACTCCCGGATTTGATTCGGGCAGCAATCGAAGATGCAGAATAGGGGGTCTTTTTTGTCGAGGTCCCGCCAGAGGTCGTGGATTTTGGCGATGAATGCTTGTTCATCTTGAATTCCCCTGATCATCTTGCGGACCCCGCAGTCCCACAGGAGTTGGTGAATAGAGGTGACGTTACCCTCGCGGGTTTGTTGGGTGGGGGACCAAAGGTTGGGATCGGCGGCGACATACTTGAGTTGATGCCAGTATGGGCACCCTAGGAGCTTCTGGGAGAACTCGGAGATGTTTGTACAGGGCTCGAAGAGTTCCCATATGCTGTAGATCACCTTGTCGAGCATGGTATAGACGTGGAAGCTGGAGGGATTTCGGGCACCGAAGTCGAATCCCCCCCAACAGGGGTGATTGCCAGGGATAGTGGGGTAGGGGTCCTTCACCACGATCTTGTCTTTGTTTGGCCCGAGTTCTGGGAAGATCTTCTCCCCCATCATGGCAAAGTATTCGATTTCATACTCACGTGCCCATTTGGCGGGGGAGAGCCCGGCGCGGGCTTCCTTGATCCACTCGGGGTCACGTTTGCTGGGGTTTGCTGTGAAGTGTAATGTGCAAACGCAAAATTGATTCTTTGGATTCTTCCGAATCGTAAGACCCGTGGATTGGTGGAGGATTTCCGGGGCGGGGCTGCTCATCTATCACTCATATATTGTTGGCACTTGCACTTCTTACAAGCCTTCATGTTTTCATGATCGCTAGGATAGTGTTTACAAATGCAGTTTTGAGTATAAGTGTTTTTAGTCACCCAAGCACCTCTCCATAATCACCTTGAGATTCTCCTCCGTAACCTTCTCCCCGCCCTCAACCTCAAGTTGATTCTTACCATCAGGTGGAGTGCATATCATGTTGAAACTCGCTTGGGGGCCAAAGACGTTGGTGGGGTTTTTGAAAAAGTTATCTTCTGAGAATAGATTGGCGATGTGCCAGAAGCAGGTGTAGTCCAGGGAGGTGAGGGCTTGCCACAACGCTATTGCCTTTTTCTTGCGGTCATTCTCCACAAACAGAATCGGCTTGTGTTTGGAAATGGTTTCCGTTCCCCCCTTTAACACTTCCATTTCCATCCCTTCCACATCAATCTTTGCGAAACGAAGCGGGAGGGGGAATTCCAGATCATCAAGACGAACTTGTGGGATGAGGAGATTTTTCCATGCTCCTTTCTCTCCAACCTCTACACGCCCGTAGTTATACTGTTGATCATATCCCTCGAAGTCTGGGATCGAGACCATGGATTTCTCCGCTCCCACCGCGACATTCATCACCCTGACACTCACGTTGTTGATTGTGGCGTTGGCGGCGATCAATCGAGCGAAGTCGGGCTGAGGTTCGAAAGCCCACACCCTGCCCTCACGCCCCACACTGTGGGCCATGGGAATTGTTAGGCTTCCGAGATTCGCGCCGATATCGAGGGCGAGATCTCCGGGGCGGAGGATCTGGGAGAAGAAATTTACCTCGGGTTCGGAGTATTCACCGTAGGTGCGCAGGCTGCGACCGACGATATCGTCGGATGAGGGGAAAAACATGTGGCCGTGACGGCACTTCAAGAGTTCGAGTTTCATAGTTTAACCAGCTTGCATCGACGAATAATTTCAGATGTGGAGAGACTTTTCTTCGGGCGATGGACAAAGAACTTTGGGATTTTGAAACGACTGTCGTGCTCAAGATGATCTTCGCCTTGAATGCGGAAGTCAGGCTTCAACCCCGCTATTAACAACCTCATGTCTTCTTCCGCTGTGATCTCCACCACAAAGTGGACATCCAGAAACCCCAATGCCGCTGCACGCTCAGAGAAGCACATCACCGGCCTGCCGACTCCTTTGGAGTCATTGATCTTGCGGTCGCTGTCGAGGGCTACCACCACAGTTTTCGCCCGAGCTTGCGCCTGGCGGATACACCGCATGTGGCCGGGATGGAGGAGATCGAAGGCTCCGTTGAGGAGACACACTGGATGTGCTAGCCCTACGGGCCAGAGATCTGTGGGACGCATCCACTCAGTCTGGGGCTCTTGTTCTACCCTGATAACTTTAGACACGCGGTTTCACAGCCATTTCTCCCCAACAACTGTCGTAGTGCTTCTGTGCGTGCTCCCACTTCACGAATTCTTTGCAATAGACACAGGTGAAACCGTAGCAATTAGTCATGGTTAGCCGTATACGGTGATTTCTTATGCGGACAAATTCCTTTATTTGCGTGCTTGCCCCAGTTGCAGTTTGCACACAGAACTTGGAATCCTGACGGAAAATTATTTTTGATTAACCAACTGCACATATGTTTGGTAGAACGGGTTTTTCCTTTTAACTGTCTTCGATGTTCTGCCCCATTATTATTGATGTGATCAATTGAAAGAAACTTGTAGTTGTCCTCACCACAACAAGCACAGAATGCTCCACCGTATGCTTCGTATACTATTCTCTTACGGTTTTCGTAACTTTTCGCGTGTTTCTCATTATCATAAACCACGCACTCAATACATCGGCAGGTACTTGGTCCATTGAGGGGTATGCCACAATCTACACACAAACCCGCTTCTTTTCTAGCAGCGCGCCGTTTCTTCATCCATTTAGTACATCTATCAGGCATACAATTATCCCTCTATAATCGTATCTGTTGAGTCACGACAGACATGGTAAAAAAAGCCCAAATTTGCTGTACTAATCATTGTACACCTACCACCATTTTGTATAGATGGTTTAATAGCAGCAAAGGCTTCTCCCGCTTCTATTTGGAAAGCAGCTTCGTCAAAGAAACACCGCAGATGGGTGATATTGACGAATTTGGTCGGGGCCTTGAGGAAATCCAAGGATCTGACTGCTATTCGCAACACTTAATACCCCACTCCGGCTTTGTCCGAGAGTGTATTCTGTCTTAGTATAGTTTCGTAAAAACTTAGGTTGATGCTTTGCTATGAAGTCTGCTCGTTCAACCAGTTCTGCTGTTTTGGTAGAATCGTCTGACTGGAAAATTACTTGCCGTCCTTCATGATACATGACTTCCCAAGCGTAAAGTGTCACCACCAGCCACGTGGCCATCATGTCGCGGCTCTTCTCCAGTGCCAGAAGGGGATACTTCAGCCATGCTTCAATAATGGGAATCATGTAATCATAGAGTGGAAACGCTCGGGTACTCGGAAGCTCCAAGAAACTACTCCGGAGAAGTGAGGTAGGGGCATCCAGAATATCGTGACGACGAAGAAGGTGATCTCCCAGCTTGCTGAAGGTGTGGGTGTTGTTGTCGTTGCAGGTTTTGCACACATACATTGGATGGGGGTCTTGGGTGTAGACATAGGGGATTCCCGCGTGCCGTGAGGCATCGAGCCAATAGAAGATGTCATCTTGGCATTTTTCCCATTCGGATTTGCCGAGGAGCCGAAGGAACCCAGCGGCTTTGCCCTTCGGGACTTTGGCGATGGACTCTAGAAGCTCTTTGGAGATGGAGATATCAGTCATTAGAATCGGCGGGATTCCTCAAGGCGTTCTACATCGTCATTTTTGTGATGTGTGGAAAATTCCACCATCAATGCAGAAGTGGCTTCGAAGTTGCTGAACCTATGCCAGCTTCCCGCAGGGATATCAACACAATCCTTCGCCCATCCCCGAAGAATATGAGTCTCTCCTTCAAGTTCCACTTGAATCAATCCTTCGAGACAGAGGAAGGTTTCGGACTTGAATATATGACGATGAAGGCTACTTTGGGACATCGGGAGGATTTCAAACAACTTCCCACAATAATCTTTGTTAACGACGTAAAATTCAGTTCCCCAAATTTTACGTTCGATCTTTCGGCCTGCTTCGACGTATGATTTTTCGATATTCATTCAATTCCTTTATTGTACATGTCGCTGTCATAGGCTTTCCCACCACGACAGCAGACGCTAGGGATGCGAACTCCATAGCATCACTGCGAGGCCAGCGAACAGCAAACCCAGCGCTAAAAGTGTCTCCAGCACCGGATACCGATACAGGCGACATATTAAAAGCCTCCACATGTTCGATTTCCTTTCCAAACTCCAACAAACTCGCTCCATGCTCCCCCATTGTCACCACACAGCGTTCGAAGAGATCATATTGGCTCTTGAACTCCGCGTATTCCTTGACATTCGGAAAGATCGTGGTGGTCCATCCGAGATACGGTGTGGGATCACACTTTGTGTCCACGAATGTGGGGAGGTTCATTTCATATAACGCCAGCAAGACCTCTGGGGTGATGGAGCCCTTGGCATAGTCGGCAATCACAATTCGATCGACTTTTTGTTTCTTCATCCATTCCAGATCAAACGGCGGACACGAATCATATTCATCCCAACGAGCAATCTGGTGGCCATCGGCGATCAAACGATTCTTGATTGGCCCCGTGTGTTCCCATTCCCACCAGGGTTCCACGGAGGCTCCGAGGGCGAGAATATTCATCCCAACATTCCCCGCTCCACCGGGGATTCTCTTCACATCGTTGATAAGGACAATGGGGATTGGGGATTCGGGGGAGAGCCTAGTGGCGTGGCCAAGGAAGTATAGATCTTGGATTCGGTCACCGATAACTAGGAATTTCATCGTTTATCCACTAACATATAAATTACTCGGTGAATCATCAATCCAAATATCTATATGTAGCCCTGCGTTCTTTACATACTCTGCTTTTGCGCTGCGATTGGTATGAACGGTTTCAATGTTTGGTACTGTTATAATTCCTTGGTTGTTTGGCCCACGTTTGGTGACGCAAACTACTGTGTGCCCGTAAGTTGTAGCGAGAGCAATAAAATCCTGCCAAAACTTTGGATCGGCTGTGTAGGTGCCATCATAATCAAGAGCAATTGTCACTCCACCTCCTTCACCACATCCCGGAGGTTTTTCCATGCCCTTTCCACCTCCACCCACTGCTTGCGCTCCCGGATATCAATCACCTGCTTGCGCTCGGCGTTCCCACGTAACCACACCCAGTAAGAATAATTAAACGCAAAATTGTTGGCTTCTCGCTCGGCGGAACGCAGTGGGGGGACCCCAAGGGTATGGGCCAGGGTCCCCCAAACCACCCCAAGTGCTAGGAGGCGTAGCAGCACACGAAAGGGATGATGGGGAATCATCGAGGGGGGCTTTCGTGAGCGGGGTGGGAGCGTCAATCGCAAGTTCCGTTAATTGCATCCCAAAGATGGGAGTCTTCGTGTTCAAGGGATTTAATTCTGTCTTGAAGAAATTCAAAACGTATTTGCAGGTCTTCAAGTTGTTCTTGAATTCGAGCTTCGAGCATCAATAAATCAAGATTCGTGAGTTCTCTCATTGTCTCCTCGGATTTTCATTTATTTCAGCATGTCTCACAGGTTGACCCTTTTCGTCGAAGGTAGCACAGTGGTTACCTTCAAACACCACTACAAATGGTTGATCGATTGTGGATTCGTCCCACTCCTTTGACTCCACTTGAAAGATTAACATTCGCTGAAGAGTGGTGCTTATCCCGAATTGTTTGACTTCTCCGTTAATAGGCAGACCAACCCCATTCACGTAGTGAACCATCAATCGATAGATGTCATTTGGTTCGAAGACCAGAAGTCGGGTCATAGTTCTTCTTTCGCGCCGAGAATAACTTTTATGGCTTCCTTTTCACACGTTTTCCATCCCGCGTTGAATCCGGCTTCGAAGGCCCCTCGTCTGCCAAAGAAATAGGAGACAATAGAGGAAGCAACCAATAACACTGCGGAGCCGATAGCGAGATAGTCTTGGGTCATATAATCTTCCAAAGGTGAAGTGTGCCCTCTGGTGGCCAGTTGTTTCCCGTCTGGGGCCACTCCGCGCTACTCGTTCCCGAGTTTCGGGGCGTTACTCCCTCATCAGGCGTATGACGGGCCAGATGTCGTCTGCACAAGGGCACATTGACGACCCACGCTCTAACCTCACCTTTGTTAGACATATCGGCGTAAATCAAACTTCACTTCAATCACCGGATCTCCCCGAATCTCCGGACTCTCCACTTCTAGTGCAAGCTTGTTCGCGTGCTGGGGATTGAGCCGGAGGCGAACAGCCTTGGCGTCAGCGGGGAGTTGATCTTCTCCGAGATACCCTCGCATGATCTCCAACAGGGAATCGATGGTTACAAGCACTGCACGTGTGCCGGTCATTTCACTTTCCTTATGCTCTGCACACTGTACATTGGAATATCTAATGTCCTTCGAGCAGAATCATCTCCCGCTTCTTGAGCGATTACTATCCAATCTTTATCTTCGTATAATAAATATCCAACATCATTTAATAGTGCCCCGACTCTATACTTCCCCGGAGCTACATTCCCGGCCCAATTCGCGGCGTCCAACCACGTTACTTCCACTATCTGTGGTTTCTTGAACTCCGGAATCACTATCTCCCGCTTCTTGAGCCTCCCAAGCTTTCTCTTCATCTCCCTTATCCCTTTCAATTGTGATTGCCCCCGAGAATCCATAGGGGGTTTCTCCTTTGCACCGAGCCCGCAGGGGTCCGCCCACTCCAAGGTGGTCGATCCGCATTTCAATCATCTCTGAGGGTTCGTTGCAGATGATGCAGTTTTTAACCTCCCGCACAATGAAATCCTGTCCACACCCGGGGCACTTCTCAATCCGCAGGCGCAGCGGCCACGTGTGGCCTGCGGAGCATCTTGCGAATGTGCAGGGGGTGAGGGGTTTTTCTGCCATTTATCTTGACACCATCCCCATACAGAATGGGCATACTCGATAAATCGGGAAATATCGTGCCCCGCAAATTGGGCAGGGTATAACACGAGATGGTGTCATGAATTCTCCCCGCAATTCTCACACAACACATCGAACTTCACATCCCCGTCGGGCATACGCTTAGACTTCACAGTAAACACAGACTTCACTCCGGGGACATCTGAAGTGTGGTCAAACAAGAAGTCAATAAAATCTTCACAGTAAAGCATTCCTCCACCTCACCAATCATTCTACCACAAACTCTCACAAAATGCAATACCCTTTCTGGGGACATAGTAAGCCAGGAATTTTTCTCTTTCCTTTTCAAAACAATTGACTCGCCTCCCCTTATATATACACCCCTTGTTGTATCTCACAAGGCCTGACCATACAACAAGGGGGTGTTACATATATATAAATATATAATATTAAAAAATAAAAGAGTATAAACCAAGAAGAAAAACCCCTCACACATCTGGACAACCTCTTTCCTTCTCCCGTTGGCAGTTCAGACACAGGAGTTCATAGTCCGGGGATTCCATGAGAACTGCATGGTAGATTGAGTACCAACCTTCTTTCTTGGAGGTCTTACGTGTAACAAGTAATCCAATCACTTTATCATAACCACATCTCTCACATTTCCCCCCAAGCTTTTCAATCGCCTGTGAGCGAAGCTTTGCTTGATACCTCTTCTGAGGAGAAACCGGGGTCTCGGGCTTTTCAATCTTTGCTTTCTCCCAAGATTCCTTCACCCACCATGACTCGTTGATTTGTTCTTGAAGTTCCGCAGGAATCATATTAGTCGGGGAGATTCAGTGGTGTCACCAAATTCCCCGTCCCCTTCATTTTGATCTCTTTTTCCCCATCCAAAATCCAACAATTCGCACAAAGTAACTGGCTAGTCTTCTCGCCCCACACAATATCTTCACAAATTTTAGCGACCGTTTTCTCCCGGGTATCCACTCGAAGCGCTCGTGAATCGTTAAATCCACACTTCTCACACTTTGATCCGTAGAATTCCAAAATTCTCTGTCTCTGCCTTTCCAAGAATTTCCTTTGGTACCCCCTCACCTTCTCTGGGTTCCTCTTCGCCCACTCCCTTTGGTATCCAATTTCTCCAATTTTCATATTCAGTCTCCTTTGACTGTAAGGATATTATAACACACTCCTCTCTCGTTGTCAAGAGAAAAGAATCGAAATGATATCTGAATTTTTTCTGTATTTTCCGCGAGTAACCCCACCGCCATACGCGCGTGCGCGTGCGCGTGCGATGGACTGACCCGTCCCCGTCAAAGGAAATGAATAGTACGTTTGGCGCTACGCGGGAAGAAAACAAACGACTTCGGATAATCCCAGGTATGCTAGGGTATCACACGCGCACGCGAGGTCTTGCGGAGCGCTCCAGTAGTCTAACTATGGGAGTGGAGCGGGTCGCCTCTTCCGGCGGTCGAACTAGAATCCAGCGCCGGGCGATCTTCCGCCAGGTGGCCCGCCGTGGGCTGGGCGTGGCCCGCCCTGCGGTCGCAGGACATGAAGTGCAGGTATTGCCCGATTCGGCAATTATCAACGGGTTAGCTTGTGGAAAACTGTGCAAGACCTGGGTATGGCTAACGGCTCACATGATCTGAGTTTGGGTTACTCACATTATCTAAGTGTCCAAGACTCATGATATATGAGTGCAGGATTGACAGGATTATCTAAGGGTTTCAGGCGCATATTTCGGCATATCTGAGTGTTCGGCGCGCACATAGCTTTAGAATCAGCGGTAGTCATTACTGAGTAGGGCGAATTTACCGGCAGATTTTACCGGGCGGGCAGATTTTACACGATTCGGCGGAAGTTCCAGCGGAATCAACAGGATAGCGGCGAAAATCGCCGTGGAGCGGCTAGAATCGAGTAGAATTTACATGGGCGAAGAAAAAGCGAAGATCTTTAGAATCAGCGACTTGCGGCGGGTTCGAGGTTTGGCAATCGGGCTGCAACCTGGGGTCTGCGCCGAACCAGGCGAGTTATGCTCTATAGTAGCACAGGATATGCGGAAAGGGTAGACGGGTTGAAGTCATGCTTCATAGAATCCAGTCTAGAGCAGGGTACCGAACAATCTACCCTTTCCGCGCATCCTGCGCCCTATAGGAGCATTATGGAACCACTCAAAACAGTAACACCACTGGTAGCGGTCGAAGATCCAATGGCCGCTATCTGCGAAGAACTCAACGCTGCGCCGGAAAAGGCGTCGGAGAAATACCCGCCTTGCCCCGCTACGTTGATGATTCGGGAAGGGAAATACGTCCTGGAAATCGACCCTTCGGTTCTGGCGAAGTTCCTTCACCCAATGAAGGAAAAGGCGAAGAAAGACAAGGCCGGTAACGAACTGAAGCTGGCCGATGGCACGTCAGTGATGGAACGGCCAGGTGGCCGCACTACGTACCTCGCTGTGAAAGCCATCACCGTCAACAAGAGGGAGTTTACCATCAACGCGAACGCTTTCCTGCGGTAATTCCGGCAGGCACACGAACGGCCAGAGGTTAATAGCTTCTGGCCGTTAAGTGTTTTTCGGATCATGTCACTAACTAGCAAAATCTACGGCGACCAGGAACGCGACGGTATTCCACGTGGCCCCGTTCGCAAGCGCCTGGCGTACACCTTGCCAGAGATCGGTGAGTGGCCGCAGGAGTGGTTCGAGACACCGGACCAGGCGCTGGGCAAGAGGATCGATCGAGACGTCGCTTATCGCGGACCGCGATTCAAGAAACCCGAGGTACAAGCTCCAGCCGAAAGGGACACCGCTCCGCTCACGGATATGGAAGTCCAAGCGTTTATAACAGCGTGTTTCGAGGGAGCTTCTTCCGTCCCCTGCTGCCCCGCAACGGTCACCGACCAACGGGGGGAGTACACTTTGCGGGCGGGCGAACGGGTACAGCCCAAGCTACATGACCTCACTGGACTTCCTATCGTCCGTGTCGAGGGTACGTGCATGGTACAACCCGTGCCAAGGCGGGCAAAAGGAGTATTAAAAAACCCATGACCACCAGTATCTCTGACCCTGTTATCCTGTTAGAAGTCCAGGACTGGTTGTGTGAGAAACCGGACTTCAAGGAATTGCGAATTTTCAAGCTCCGTTATCTCATGAAGTGGGGGATAATGCCTTTAGACGTTTTGGACAGAGTGACGCGTGGGGAGTTGACGATGGCGGACGCCCTGGGAGGGGCGAAAGAATGAATGTGATTAGCATTCCTTGTGAATGGAAGTTGTTGTACTATGTGTATGCCCCGTTTTTGTTGTTTGCGAGGCAGCGCTTATGAACACCGAACACGAGGTGGACAAACGCGACACGAATGTGACTTTCTGTCGCACGTGTGGGTACCTCGCTGGTAAATCCCCCAAAGCGAGAGCGGAGTCGTTTTGCGTTGGGGATGTGAGAGACCCCGGGAAGGAGATTTTTGATGCTGAAGTTAGCTGAATGTCCGGTCTGTGAAACGTGCTTATACGACGGGCATTCACCCAAGACTCATGGGTTCCTGGCGAAGATGCGCAGGTTTGTGAGGCGTCACAAGGAGTGCAAACGTGCAAAGAAGAAATAAATGGGGTGTGAGAGAAGCACTATTGGCGGAAGCCCAACACATCCTGTGGTTGTTCAATAACCACTTCATCCAGGGTTGGGAGTTTGTGCTTCGCAGCACCCGGGTAAAGCGAAGGATGGAGAAAGTGGGGATGATAGTATGAAACACCAACGTATATTGTACGAGGAGATTCTTGCCAAGAATTTCGTTTGGCAAAAACTAGAGGAAGGTCATAGCGTGGCTATGGCAGTAGAGATTTCAGGAGTTCAAACAAAGTACTATGTTAATTGGGATTGAGCGTACCTCGATTTAATTCTATAACATGCTTATAGAATTAAATGGGGGTTACTAAACGTTCACCTTCAAAAGCCATAGCAGATTTAAGGCGGGTAACCCCCAAAAGGGAGCCATTGGAATGACACACCCAAAGCGCGATGGATGGAAGGGCCGGAAGGCGAGTGGGGGACGGGCGAATGTGCCGGATACACGGGTGAAGCCCGAGCGTCCTCGGCAGGTGTGGGTGTTGGAACCGGGGTTGGAGCGTTTTGAACCCATGAAGATTTTGTCCACAGGAGATCGCACGTGAAATCCCCACGGTCCTATCTCCGACGGCTGGGAAAGCGTCGATACCCAAGAAGTGGAAGCCAACCCAAAAGGAGCGTGCCATGCGCGATACCGAACCGATCGACGAGTAGACTAATGAGCAATTCGACGGCCATGAGATAGTGTTTCGACCCACCCTGCGAGGTAACATCCCCCAAGGCGGTATTGGGGTTTCATCCCTCGTGGGGGTGGGTGGGGTCACTACAGTGGAGGCATCTAGCACCATAGGTGCAGAGTGAACCTAAGCACTCACGCTTCCCCCAAGAAATAGACCACCACGCGCAATACCCGTTGAAGCTAGAAACACACTCGGCATACGCGGGGCATAGCAGCAGGTGAAATAGTGTGATAGTAACCTGTGGAACGGAACTCTAATCCGTCGGAGTGGTGGTCTAAAATAATTAAGAGGAAAGATATGTTTTCAAGATTGATTGTCGCAATCATGTTCATATGGGCGTTATTCGCCTTATTCACCTCCGAGGAGTACGAAACTCCTGAGAGTGTGAGTGTACCAAGGGTGAGGTTGTAAGGGAAGCCATGGAGCTAACTCTCCTCGACCGCCTCAAAGCAGAGAATCTCCTCCTCGCGGAGATTGACTTCCGTCGTGCATGTGAGGGGGATGTGAATGAGGAGCTTGCCATTCCGGCGATTGACCCCGAACACACATACCATCTTGCGCAGATTGTAGAGCACACACTTGTGGCGAGACACCTCCGAGAGTTAGAGGAGGAGTGGAGGGGGAATCCCGGGAACCCAAGGGTTGTGAGTACTCTTTCTGCTCTTGAATGTGCCGCGTGTGACATGGCGGGGGTGGCGGAGAGGATAAGGAAGGCGTGGGGGTATCGAAATGACTAAACTCCGGAAGTCCCAGAAGCATACCCTTCGTGTGTGGATTGCTGCAACTAGGAAAGCTGTTAAGAAGGGTAAAGAACCGCCTCCTGCCCCAAGGTTTAACTGAGGTTAATATGCAAAGATCGTGGAAACAAATCTTATTTCCAACCACTATTCTAGGTCGCCCTTATACTCCAGAAGAGAAGCTAGCCACCGATGAGGACATGATGGGTGAAGAAAGGTGCGCGATGATTTACGAAATGCGCACTGGTGGGCGGTGTCTGCTGATAGATACAATGGTAGGTGGGTTTCTCACAGCTATGTTGCTGGCTTTAGTTGTAGTGCTGGTGGCGGTGGTTTTGTGAAAACCGTTCTTTTCGTCGACGGTGGGTATGTGGAGAAGATTTCCCAAGCCCGTTTGGACTACCGAAAGCTCCCAGGGGCGCTCCTCAAAGCTGTAGGGGGAGGTCACCTGCTTCGCACGTATTATTATGATTGTGTGCCAGGGCAATATGAGAGTAATAAGCAGAAGTTCTTGGATGCTTTAACATACATCCCAAATTTCGTAGTGCGATATGGACACCTTGAAAAGCATGTGGGAAAGGATGGGGAAGAAGTATTCACCCAGAAGATGACGGATGTCCAGCTAGCATTGGATGTATTAAAAGCGGCACAGAATGGGGTGGAGAGAGTGATTGTTATGACCGGGGACATGGATTTTGTCCCGGTGTTTGAAGCAGCAAGGGAGGTAATGTGTGAAGTGGTGTTGGTTAGTGGAACCGGGGTGACGCCGATGTTGGCGGGGAGTGTGGATAGGAAAGTGACGTTTGGGGGGGTGTTGCAAGAGGAATGTCGGTGGAAGAATGGGGAGGAGAGAATATTATGAAATGCGCAGCATGGGATCGACTTATTGACTTAGGGGAACCAAGTTGTAAAGAGTCTAATGAAGAGTTCTTATGTACATTAGGAGATGGACACCTATATGAATGCCATGCGCACAGTGCAAATGGGAACTGCCTTCATATTTGGATGGCGGTCAAGAAAACACCGCGTCAAGTGCGCATGGAGAGGAACAACAGGAATGAAGGAAGGTAAGGGAGGAAATATGAACGAAGGTGAAACTCTCTTTAGTTTAATAGGTGCAATGCTTGATGGGCTTAAAAACCCGCCCCAGCCCATGTTTCGCACTCAATGTGATAATGGGTTATCTGTTTCTACTGTGAACACCTCTGATATGGGAATGGAAACAGCAATTATTGCGCATTGTCATGCGCATCCTGTGGAGAGATACAAGGATTCTGCGAAAGCCGCAAAAGCGGGACACAAAAAGTGGGTGGAGTTTTGTAACCAAGAGAATGTGATTGGGAAGAAGATTACTGAGCTTGGGTGTGGGTGTGTTGAGAGTAGGGAAATAACTCTATGAACAAAGAGTGGCAATTTATAAGACATCGACTTCGTGGTGAAGTGTTAACTGTGAAACGCAACGGGAGGACTTGGGCAGAATTCCTCCCCTCCACCCTTGATTCAGCCAAACTTTACGCAGAGCGGTGGTGTGTGTGAGTGAAAAGCAACGAAAGCAGTTGTGGAATAATGGTGTGGAGTTGGAAGCGTCAAAACTAGGAAACGTGCGGTCGCAATTGAGTCCTGATTGTGAGTGGAGTTTTACTGGGAAGAAGAAATTTGGGGGGAATGTGATTGCAGCAGAGAAATTGGTGGCTGGAAAGTTTGGTCGTTAAAGCTGGCATGGTAAAGAGGGGAGTTACATCATACTGCTATTATGTGGGGGCGCAAGCTCCCAGTCGCTCCCTTCGTTTGTTCCTGCCAGCAAAAGTTCTTGGGTGTGGTGAAGTTGGGGATTCCTTCATTTTGGAATGATAAAGAGCCCCGGCGTTTGTGCCCACCCAAGGAGAGATTCCAACATGGTGAAGAGTGGAAATCCTTCATTGGAGCAGGAATGCTGCTTCGGCAAGCGCCTGCATTTAGGTCCGCTCGTTTGTTCCTGTTGGAAGCATTAAAGGAGATAATGTGAAAATCAATCATAAACCCGCTCCGATATTCACTCATGAAGGTGGAAGGGCTTCCAGGACGTCGGATGTTAATACGCTTCGACGGTTGGTGTTGAATTGTCTTCTTTGGGAACCGACGTTTTATGAAAGTGGCAATGCGATTGCGGCACAGATTGCAAAGTTGGTGTCTAAGATTGATCCTCAAACTGTTGGTGATCTGGCGAAAGAAGCGCGGAATAATATGTATCTGCGGCATGTCCCATTGTTCCTTGCAAGGGAGTTGGCAAGAAAAGGTAATGGCTCGATTGTGGCAGATGTGTTGGAGGAAGTTGTACAACGTGCGGATGAGTTAACGGAGTTTCTTGTTATTTATTGGAAGGACGGAAGGAGCCCTTTGAGTGCGGGGGTCAAACGCGGACTCGCCAAGGCATTCCGAAAGTTCAACGTCTATCAGCTTGCGAAGTATGATCGCGCAAACACGGTGAGGTTGAGGGATGTATTGTTTCTTACCCATCCCAAACCCAAGGACCAAGACCAACAAGACGTGTGGGACAAGTTGGTGCAAAATGAGCTTGAGGCTCCAGACACTTGGGAGGTAGCACTGAGCGCGGGGATGAACAAGAAAGAAACATGGGAGAGATTATTGAGGGAAAAGAGGCTGGGTGGATTGGCTACTCTCCGAAATCTCCGAAACATGTTGTCTGTTAGTGTGGATGTGGAGTTAATCAAGGAACGTTTGAATGACTCCATGGGAAAGATATTTCCGTATCGGTTTATCACAGCAGCTAAGTATGCCCCGAAATTGGAGGCTGCTCTCGAACACGCAATGCTTGGAGCGATTGATAAAGAGTTGGTTCTCAAAGGGAGAACATGCCTTGTTGTGGATGTGAGTGGGTCGATGGATGGAGCAATGAGCAAGAAATCTGAAGCCACAAGAATTGACACTGCATGTGGATTGGCAGTATTACTTCGTGAGGTGTGTGAGGACTTGGTGGTATATGCAACTGGGGGAGATGATGGAAGGAACATTCACGCCACAGCGGAGGTGCCTGCAAGACATGGATTTGCATTGAGAGATGCAATTGATGGATTAAAGGGTAAATTGGGTGGTGGGGGAATATTTCTTGCTCAATGTATGGATTATATTGCCAGTAAGGAGAAAGCGGAATTCGAAAGAGTGATTGTGTTGACAGATGAACAGGATTGTGATAGAAATCGCACAGCGATGTCAGCGAAGAAATTGGGGAAGGTGAATTATACATTGAATTTAGCTTCGTATCAGAATGGTACTAGCTATGGGAGCGGTTGGCATCTTGTGAATGGCTGGAGCGACCAAGTAGTGAGATATATTCAATTGTTGGAGAGTGAGCAATGATTCATGGTTACAACGCTGAACCCACTGGAGGTTGGGTTATTCAGGGAGTTGTAAAAAACCCAATCGGAGTAGAATTAGAGGTGGATTATCAGGGGTATGAGCCAACTAATCAGCACTATTGTTGTATAGACTGCCATGGTCCTCGCAGCATATGGGAGGGCCAAAGACTAGAGTCAATTCAAACAAAAATTGATGAAAAACTAGCAGAAGTGAAATGGCTGTTTCTCAAACGAGACAGCTCGCTCAAGAACGGCGTGGAGGTTGTGAGTCATCCGATGGGACTAGGGAGTCACAAGAGAAAGTGGCCGGAGGTATTGGAGTTTTTGGGGGGTGTGGGAAAGTTGCGGCCACACGATGAACAGGGGCTTCATTTTCATTTTAAAGTTCAGGAATATCAGATAGTACGGGATTTTGTATTAGACTATCCTAAAGAATTACAAGAGATTGCGGGGAGGGGAGAGAATGAATTTTGTGTGTTTAACAAAGGAAATCATCACCATTCTGTTATTAACCGCCGAGACGATAACAGATGTGAGTTTAGGCTCTGTCGATCGACAGTGAAGATAGATGAATTCTTTGCTCGTCTTGAACTCGCTCATGCGCTTGCATCGATTGCGAGTGTGGAGGAGATGGAGTGGGGGGAGTTTTGGGAGAGGTGTCAAGAGAGGCCGGTGATGTATAAGGAATTGTTATTGATTGGGGGAAAGTCATGACCCCACAATACCGACTGTCGGAGTTTGGCGGGGATATAGAGATAGTTGATAATAACACTGGATGGGTTGAGTGTGTGGTGGGTATAGAATATAAAGAGGACATGGAGAGATATGTGGAGTATTTGAATGGAAAAGACGTGGATGATCGGTTGGGGGCGGTGGAGAAATGAAACCAACAAGTTTAATATGGAATATTTTCCTAGTTAGTGGGTGTGCATATCTAGTATTTTGGAAAGGGGCGTCTCCCTGGTGGCTATTGATACTACCGTTTTTCACATTATGGACAATCACCTTAGATAAGAAGGAAAAGGGATAAGTCTAAATGAAGTGTCCATTATGCAAGAGTAAAAAAACAGAATCCATAAGCCACTATGTGTACACGGATTGGTGTAAGACTTGCGGGACATTGTTTAGAAACGGGGTTGTTAATCGCCCTGATCGTTGGGTGAGTGAAGCAGAGTTTCGGTGGTCAACAAAGATGTTGCTAATTGAGCTACAGAAGAGACTTTTAACGAAAAGAGGTTTGAAACAATTAAGAGTAATAGCACACCAATGTGGGTGTGGTGCCCACAGTACTTGCTCAGACTGTCAAGTTCCAGAATGGATGAGGTTTACAAAATAGTGGACAAACCCCATATTGGGCTGTTGCTTTTTTGGATCTTTGCAAATCTTGTGGTGTGGTTTGGGAGGAAGAGATGAAAATAGTCGTTGGTATAATACTGATCTTTGCCCCACCGGAGGAATACGAGTGTTATGGAGATGACATATTGGATTCACGGTGGGTTTGTCCATGCCGGGTGTTTATGCTAGCAAGATTCGATGTGTTTTTACTATGAATCTCCTTGAACTCCTTTTCTGCCCCCAACACGGGATGTTAGGGGTGTTACTATTGATTCCCACTTCAGCGTGTTTGAGGTATGTAAAAGTTTGGTGGAGGAGGAGAAATGCTTGATCTAACAAAGAAGATACAAACACGAGGCGGATATCCTGTAAGAATACTTGAATCCAACCTCAGGGGAAATGATTTCCCAACTAGCAAAACTATCGCCATTCTCCACACATTCTTCGAAGGCACCGAAGGAGACGGACTTGAGTGAAAAAGCAATAACACTCCGTTTACTCTCCCCAAAGGAAGTATGTGAGGAATTCGGGCACCTCGCAATCACCATTGAGCCCGAGCAAGGGAAGTATGCAAAGTGGTGCCCGAGGTGCGGGGAGAGAGTGAGTGTGGATACGCCGGGGAGGATTGTATGAAATCAACTGCGTGGGGCATTGTTCTCGTGTTATTTTGCACGTTTGGACTCCCAACACTATTTTTGTTTGGGGCTAAATGGATAGCGGTACTGTCAAGGTGGTTGAATCTATGAAATCAATCATTATCGTCGGAAACGTGGTGGATGGGTTGAATTTCTATGGACCGTTTGATAATGCGGGGGATGCAATGAAGTATGCGGAAGATATATTTAAGAATTCCACCTGGTTGGTGACGACATTGTATAGCAGGAATTCCCCAATAGTTCGAGGATTCAAAAATGTACTCTGACGGGCAAATAATTCACAATTTTGACACAGGGAAGCCTATAAAAGTGGGGGATGGGCGATCTGCATTCGTGTGGGCTGGACTACCCAAAAGACATACACATTATTTAAGGGGTAAAGGAGTATTCTTGGCTGCCTCTGTTAAAGAAGCGTGGAAATTACTTCTTCAAGGACTTATTGTGCCTGCGCCTTGTGGGGAGAATCATTGTTGGGATTGTAGAAATTGGCTGAGTAATTCTAAAGCGAATTGGTGTAAGAATAAGGACCACAAATGATCTTACAAAAACTATACGAACTCGCCAAGCACGTCAAGCCCGTGGGGAATGCTCGGGTGATGGCGGCGGTGGTGCAGAAGGGGAGGATTGTGTGTGTCGCAAGTAATGAGAAGAAGAGTGATCCGAGTCAAAAGAGGGCGAACAAAGGACTATGTAAATGTGGACACATAAAATATGAACATGCTGGTCCTGGATGCTTGGCTGTTGTACAAGAGACCAAAGGATATTGTTTGTGTACGATGTTTGCAGCGATTGAAGAAGAGAGAATCTACTGGCACGCCGAAACCAAGGTAATCAAACGTGCAAAGAAACTTATCAAGGATTCCAATGGATACTTGAATGGTTGTGTGTTGTATGTGGCGAGGGCGAAGAAGAAGGTGATTGAGAAAAACGTAAATAAATATGAGTTTTTTCGACGGATTGTTTGGACCCCCGGCCTCGCCCGCCCCTGCGAAGGCTGTTGGAAGGCGATTGCGGAGAGCGGGATTACGAAGGCGGAGTGGACAAAGGATGAGTGTTTCTGATAGAAACATGAGTGATGCAATTGATCAGATCGCTTATGATTTGAAATATTATCATTTGTTCCTTGATTAAAGACCCCTGGGATGCTGAGTACCAAGATGACTCACTCATCTCAGTCCATCCTGCAAGTGGGAAACAGAAGCCACTAAAAACAGACAACGATCAATCCCTTCGGGGAAGTATCAAGTTCTGTCAGTGGTGGAAAGGAAGAGGAGTTTATATAATGATTATTCTTCCGCTCCCTCCTCTTTTTGCATTCCTATCCCCGGTGGTTGCAGGCTTGGGGGAAACGGGTGGACAAAATTTTCAAACTAGGAGAAACCAATGCAAAAGCTTAGGACTACGAATAATGCGAACGGGCTTGGCACAGTCACATTGGGAACAATTTGCCTCATTAGTGGTTTGATGTTAATAGGACTTAAACTTCCTGTGGCAATTGGGGTATTTCTTACTTTATTTGGGTTACGAGTATTATGGGTGTATTGTCAATGATTCAAATATCGGTTGGCCCAAGGATTCCGTTAGAGAAATTTTTGCGTGGTGAGATAAAATGTCCAAAGTGTGGAAAGGCTTGGAATCTTATTAGGTGTGTTTGTGGTTTTAACCCAAAGGCGAAGAAACAAAAGGAGAAATAACATGATTGAGATTGTAAAAGAACCACGCAAACCCAAAGAAGTTTTTACCGATGTAAGAGCCCTTCCTATGGGCTTATGTGTTGTAGACTGGGTGAATGGAAAGAGTTATCTTGTTCTTACCCGTCCTATAGATGGTACTACCTGTATTAACATAGATGGTTTGAGCAGTGGGCACTGGATAAAAAATGGTTCTTACGTGAAAAAAGTCTATAGAATTAAAGAGGTTATAGTGGAAGAGATATGAAACCCATTTGTAAGTGGTGCAAAACTAACCTCTGTGTATGGGGGATGGATTTGTGTAATCGTTGTTGGGAGCTGTTAAGAATTGCAGGTATTGAATGACCCACCGCCGTCGATTGTTCAACGCCACCAGAGCCCCAGTAAGAATATCCGTCCCCTCGGGTTCGATCATCCTGCCAGTGTATGCAGGGATGGACTTCGTGGAAGACACGGAGAACAAATTGGTGGTATTGGATGGGGGATTGCGGGTTCCTGTAGTTAATGTAGAAAGTGGTTATGATATCCCTGATCCCGAAGAAAAGACCGTCTTTATTGTTTCTGAGGATGTATTTCGGATGGTGGGGCGGAGGAGAGATATGACAATGGTGTATCCCGGAGATCGATCGATGTTTTTGAGAAGAGATTTCTGGTGTACCGGGAGAAAGGCGAGGGTGAAGTAATATGAAATGTTTGCATTGTGAGAGTGAGGACCTCAAGTTTATTAAGGATGTGGGGAATTATTCCCTTACGTGGTGTAAAATGTGCGGAGCTTTATCACATTTTTATCTGTTTAACACAGGAGTGAATTATAAAGAGATTCCACACACTTGTGTGGTTGATTTTTAAGGAAAAAATGAATAACTACACCAAATGCAGGTGCGGATGTGTGCTTGCCTTACACGAAGGAAAAGGAGGCAGTGGGAGATGTATAAATAGCAGATTTACACACCCAACATTACTTGGCGCTTGCAATTGTGGTTGTTTTGAGGAGAAAATTATGAATTGCGTGAATCCAATGCAAGTAGAATGCGACCCCGGAATTCTATGTGACTGCCAAGATAATGAGGTATATTGTGTATTAAAAATTGGGCATAAAGGAGACCACCATATTCATTCTTGTGGGAATTGTTGGATGTATCCAAATTTGAATAGAGGAGAAAACATCATGCTCGATTTAACCAAACCCATTCAAACCCGCAATGGCCGCGAGGCTAAGGTGTATGAAGTGTTTAAGGATTATTTACTTGGTGCTTGGAAAGACGAAAAAGTTACAGGTCGCTGGATTCCGGTTAGCCGTGATCTTAACGGTGAAGGACATAACTACACAGTTGGAAGGTTTGACTCTGGAACCAACTTCATCAACATCCCCGAGAGTTTTGGAATCCAGGGATGGGTGAATGTGTATAGTGATGGGGCGATGTCGAAACCCTATAAAATTAAGGGATGCGCTGCTACTAAGATTGGCCCTGATGTTATTGCCTGCATCTACGTCAATAGAACTATTATTAAAGGGGAAGGCTTATAGTCTCTCCAGACCCTCACAGTAAACCAAACGAAGTATGGATGCTTCCACGCAGACGGAGGAATAGGGTGTCGAAGACCACACACCTTGACTGTGTAATCCACAGTGAGTACTCCTATCACGACTTTCGTGGCTGCGATATGGCCCATACTTGAGCCGAAGGATGAATACCATAATGGGAAATCCCAGTGGTGAGCATCTGCGTTTGGCTATGGGGATACGGCTAACTGATAGGAGTAGTTATAAATGAGATGTTATATTGGACTAGACGGTCATTTGTATGTGCGTGGCTTGTTAGATATTTTGCTTTATCGTTCTAAAAATAGGTGGATAATTAAGGGATGTGATGAATAAAGACATCATTCGCTCGATGTTCTTCCATTGGCATCAATGCCATACGTGCCGGAGGTTGTATCGGCACATGGATGTGGGGTGTAAGGCATCTACTATCCGGGGGTGCCGAATAGTTAATTGTAATTATGTAGCTAACAAGCTATTTCGCCCAGACCATTTCCATAAATGTATTGTGTGTTCGGGGCTTATGCAGTGTGCAGGGGCGGAAGCGAAGGTTTGTGAGATCCGAAGAATTCAAACGGTGTGCTTTGGGTGTCAGACAAATGTTGGAAAAGGGGTGATTGTATGAAATGTAATGGAAGACTTCGAATTAAGCAAAATGATTACTGTCATGATAACGGTGAATTAGATCGTGTGAATATTGTTTTTATTTATTGCCAAGAAGATCTTGGGCACTCTAGTAAACATATACACCATAATCATGTGTTTTGTGTAACATGGGAGGAGAATAAAGTAGAAGGAGAGGTATGAGCATTCAAATCATTGGCCCACAAAGCTCCGCCTCACGGGCTCTCCTTCAGGAAATGTGCGATGGTCTGTCGGGTGATCTTCGAGTTGTATGGGGGAGGGAGATGGATAAGTGGACGCAGTTGAAAATCTTATTTTCAAAAGCAGTTCCTATTCCTGTATGTACTGACGATTTTGAAAGCGCAAGATTGTGGGTCGATCGTGGAGTAATCACATGGGGACGAAAAATCAATCATACTCAAGGGCGAGATATTGCTACAAATCCAGCATCAAACAAATGGCGTAAATGTGATTATTGGGTGGAAGTAATTCAGGATGTGAAAGATGAATGGCGAATTCATGTGATGGATGGATTGGTGATTCATTGTGAGAGGAAGGTTCATATTGATCTAATGGGGGCAATGGGTTTTAGTTGTAGACATAGACTACAGCCTAACTTATGTGGTGAATGTGGAGCGATTCGCTCCCATCGTAACAGTTGGCGCATGATTCGTGACCGGAAACCCAGTTTGCGGCTAATGAAATTAGCGAAGAATGCTGTTGCTGCACTGGAATGGGACCTCGGGGCAGTAGATATTTTGGAGAAATCTGATGGGGCTGGGGCTGTGCTTGAAGTTAATAGTCGCCCGGGATTGGATTCGAGGACGGCAAGGCAGTATGTGAAAGGGATTCAGAGACGGATACAAAGATGAAATCTCACGGTGAGCACTCACGTTGCAACGCAGGATTTTGGACCCCCTTTAACTACACCTCCGGTCTTATGATGGGGGTGGAGCTTGAGGTGGAGGCTCCGACTAACTCTAATGTGCTCCTAGATATAGACTGCGCCATTGAATCTGGTACCTTCCCGGCGGTTGTGAGTGAGAGTGATTCAAGTTTGAACTATGGTATAGAGATCATCTCACATCCAATGGATATCCAAGGCCACTACCGTGTGTGGCCGGATATTCTCAAACTCTTGCGGAAGAAAAAAATGCAAGGAGATTTAGCGGAAACCGCTGGATTGCATGTGACATTTGAAAGTATTCCGTTAACTGCAAGGGCGAATCAAATACTCAAAGAGCATCAAGGGTTGATTTGCTTAATTGCGGGGAGAGAATATAGTGTATATTGTAGTTGGAGTCGGATTTATCAAGAACACGTCAGTATTTATAAGGAAAGTGTGCTTGCAGACCGAAACCACAAACCCATTCTTGATCAATCCCATTCTGTTTACGAATTTCGGCCATCTCGAAGTAGTGTCAAAGATCAAAAATTCTTTGCGAGACTGGAGATGGCACAAGCATTTCAAGAATGGGCAATAAGAGAGGAGCCTGTGAAGGAGTGGCCGGAGCACATGAGGACGTATGAGAATTTGGGAGCAGAGATGAGGAGATTGGGAGTATGACCAAAGTAACCTTTTGTAGCTGTATTCATCCCGGCCAGGATAAAATCTATGGTCTCGGGCTGCGCCTGCACAATTCTTCGAAGAACAAACAAAGCATCAAACCGAATTGGAGGTGTACGGTATGTGGGAGGGTGAAAGAATGCTAGGAACAACAAAACGTGAACGCCGCTCACGTGCCTCTAAACATTCCACCGCCGCTCTTTATAAGCCCACCAAATTTGTAGTATCATGTCCATACTGCCAAAACAAGTGGGAAGGAAAGATAAAGGGTATGCAAGACGGGATGCGGAGGATGTGTTGAGACTAGCCGCTGAATGTTGCGGACTGTTTATTGATTTAGAATAATTAGATATTCACTTTCAAATTTGGGACAGTAGAATGAAGCACACAATCACACCACAGAACAAGAAATTTAGCTGCCGAGCTTGTGGTTTGTTTCATCATTATAATTATCGACAACCCTCAATAGTATGGCGGGCGTGTGGGTACTGTGGACACAATCACAACCCCAATCGCGCACATTATTGTTCGCAGTGTCAGAAATTTCATCCTACACGCAAGACTTTGGTTGGGCCAAGGTTTCTATGTCCAAAACTTCAGCAGTGTGCGAGATGTGGGAAAGCGGGAGTTAAGTGTAAAACTTGCCGCCGTTGTATTGCCTATTGTGGATGTGCGTGCAGAAGTTGTTTCTCTTGCCACCAAAAAACAGCGAGTCTTTGCCCAAATTGTCGAACGTGCCAAGAGCGTTGCTGTCTATGTGGCGGGAGAATTGGGCGGGAAAATGCTGTTTGGCAACAGAGTTTGGTGACAGTTAAAGAAGGAAAAATAGTAAACTCTCTTATTGATCAGGGTCTCGGTCGAACTATTGGACTTGAGATTGAGTTGTCGGAGTTTGGGACGATCAAGAAATGGAAGGGTATAAGATATACCATTGCTCATGACGTGAGTGTAAAACCAAGTGGAGAGGAAATAGTGTTAGCTCCCACTTGTGGGAGGGAGTTTCAAGAAAACGTTTATAAACTTGGTACAGCTTTGATATATTCACAGTGTGAGGTTAATGAAACTTGTGGACTTCATGTTCATGTGGATGCAAAGGATTTCGGGTGGTGGGAAATTCGGAAACTTTTAATAATGTGGTTGGGGATTGAAAAGGAAATGTTTCGTTATTTTGTAGACAATAAAGATAGGATTAAGGATCGATTCTGTCTTCCATATCGTGAGAGTGGGGGACACCCCTGTGCTTTTATAATTCCTAATTTTGAAACTGATCTTACCTCTCGATCTATCCCTATTTCCACCATTAAATCTATGTGGATTTCTATGTTTTATGACGGAAAGTTTATACCTCACCCCTCCGGAAAACCAGAGCTTATCCAAGGATATGAGGAAGGTTATAAATCTCATAAGAAAAATAAATATTCTCGCCCCCGCTATTATGCTCTCAACATCCACTCCTGGCTATATCGAGGGACAGTGGAGTTCCGTCTTAAAGAAGGTACCGTGAATGGAGTAGAGATCCGAGATTGGGCATTATTGTGTGGATGGATTGTGGAGATGGTGAATAGAATTACTTTTGAGCAAGCGTTACAAGTGTATAATAAGGGTATCGTAGCCCTTCGGGATCTCACATCCACATCGGAGTTTTCTATTAAAGACACTTTCATTCTCCCAGAGAGTGTGAGAAACTACATTACTAAAAGGATATCATAGTTATGTGTGGAATCTTTTGTCTCGCCCCCCAAAACGCTCGAACAATCACTATGGCCCCATACCTAGCGTGGGAGATTGAAGGTCGTGGAAAGGATAGTTGGGGAGCGACAAATGGAGTGCATATTCATAGAGAATTGGGACCAATCACAGATAGTTTCAAATTCTTTTCACAATGGGACAATGCTTTGTATCATACTCGGCAAGCATCCACGGGGGCGGTAGTGTTGGAAAATTCTCACCCATTTTATGCGAAGGGAGATAAGGGGCGGGTTGTAGGGGTACATAACGGAGTCGTATCAAATCATGTCGAATTGAACAAAGATAATCACCGATCTTGCAGTGTGGATTCTCAACACATTTTCATGCATCTTGCAGAAGGGAGGGATCTTGGGGAGTTGAGTGCTTGGGGAGTAGCAGTTTGGTTCATAAATAATCAAGAGGATGTTCATTTTATCAAGTTCAGTTCTACAGCAGACTGGTATGTTGGGGAGTTAACATGCCATCCTGGGGAATTTGTGATGTGTTCATATAAGGAACCTCTTAGACGTGCGGCAAAAATGAATGGATTAGGAGAAGTGGAGTATTACAAGATTAACCCGGGTTATGAATATATTATTCGAAACGGGAAGATTTTGCAGGGGCAGGAGATTTATAAATACCGACCCCCAGTAATGGTTGCACACAATAATGACAGCGCTTTCGGTCATGTTTATACTGGGGTTCATAATAGTTCTTGGGAGACATGCACAAACTGCCAAAATCACTATATTGATGCTACCAAGGATCTTGTGTGTTCTGACTGCTTCAATGCTCTCACCAATGTAAATGGAGATATTCCTCCCACAGTTTGGAGAAAAAATGGGCCGACCCAAGAAGTCAGAGTATAATCCCAAAGATGCAATGCTTGACGAGTTTCGTGAAAGTGCGAAGCTTGCAAAAGTTACTAGAGATCTTATTCGTCAACAAATAGATGAGGTAATCACAAGGATTACCCCACAGACTTCTGCGAATGATAGAATGGAAATTATTGAGCAATTAGCGGACATCTATGCAAAACTTAGTCGAGCAATGGAAACGACGTGGAAAGGCTTGGTGGCGAAGGATGGTTCCATTACGGAAAAGGACCCTAGCCTCCAAGAATTGCTTGATCTCGCGAAGAGAGGGTGAAACTATGCCATTCACAATCGTGCATTTGAAATTAAAAGTAAAAGGTAAACCAAAAGATGTCAGCACATTTTTTCAACTTATGAGAAGTTTGGACTGGGATTTTCCTATAGGTACAGGAAAACTGCCAGAAACAGGAAAATGTTATACGCAATGTGATTGTGGAGGATTTGTGTGGAAAGGAGCAGCGCTTACTAAAGAAGAGATAATGCGTGGGGCAAAGCAATGTAACGTAACAGTGAAGAAACTTTCGATGATATTAGAAGGTGAATGTCAAAAGAACTATCAAACTTGTGAGAACGTACCATTTATTGAAGCCACAGTTACAACGACTAATTAGAGGAACTCAAATGATGATCGATCTTCCAGGAGAATATATTGAGGGATGTGTAGATTATTTGGTATATAATGGGTACCTTCCTTTTTTTAAGCCCTTGTCTTCTTGGTGCGTAGCGGGGGGTTTTTTAAGAGGAATGATTACTAATCAAAAGTTTACCGATATTGACGTATTCATTAAAGGAGATAAAGAGCATCATACATATAACAAAAATTATCGTCCAATGGTGGATATGATTGAAGTAGTTGAATCTACCCCATTGGAAAGAGTTAAGAAATTTGACTTTACGTGTTGCATGGCGGCTATTGGACGGGGAAAGGATGGAAAATGGTGGGGAAAGTGCCATGAGAAATTTGTGGAGCATTGTAAAGATCGTAAGCTTGTATTAAATGAAGATTGGAATGGATTCTCAAACTGGGCGAGGATTGGTAAGTTTTTAGAACAGGGATGGAACATATCTGACACAAACTTGGGAAGAATAACGAGAAAGTTGATGTTGGGAAACGGGACGACAGAGCAAGGAATTGATCCACAAATGGAGCCGGAGCCGCCAGATGTTATGGAAGCCGTGGAGCCACTACTGAGGAGCCCTAGGCATCTCGCAACGAGTTTTTTGAATACGGATAATTCACCGCCCGGAGCAGCCAACCCCATGCCGTGGCCGTATTCATCACTAAGATAGTATGTTATACATCGACTACAGTGCGAAGCGACTTTTTGAATTCTGCCCATGGGCATGGTTTGAGAGGTATGTGAATAAAAGGAAGGCCCGGGAACGTGAGGGTCAGAGGAATGATCCACTGACGTTGGGGAGTCTTGTTCATAAGGGGTTAGAGGCGTGGTATAAAAATGGAAACATTGATACAGAAATGGCACAAAGCGTATCCGAGCTTAACCCAACACCAGAATGCCTTGCGGAAGCGTCTACACTTGTCTCCAATTACATCTCCACATATCCCCAAGAACTCTGGACGCCGCGACTTTTTGAACACCCGCTTCACCGTACTTTATTCAATGAGTGCGAACTCGTTGCTAAAATTGATGGAAGCTTCTCTCTTGAAGAACAAATAAGGATTCCCGGAGGTTGGCAAGGTGAAGGCATTGAGCTTGAATCTGGAATGTATGGCCTTGAGCACAAAACCAAGTCTGCCAATATTGACAAAGGGCTATATGTAAAATCTTGGCAGACAAACCTCCAGGCAGCTTTTCAACTTCTTGCTCTGCGAGAGCACTTCGAGAATGTCCGAGGCATCCTTGTTAATGTGCTGGAGAAGCCGCGGCCGTATGTGCCGAAATGTGTGTGTAAAAATTGCAAAAATTTGCTCGAACGAGCAACTTATGTCGCGACCGCCAGTGGCCACATGTGCCCGATTTGTGGGGCGGAACAGGTGTTGAGTGCCCTAAAAGGCCCGAGGGTGGAGAGGAAGTATGAATGTTGGAGGTTTTTGGTAACGAGAGAGGAGGGACAGCTTGCAGGAAGTTTGGATGAGATTATTCAGACTTCTAAGGATATAGAAGCAATGTTGGATCATGGGATGGAAGCTCGTCCCCCCAACCGTGAGAACTGTGTTACCCCTCGGCAGAATAAAACTTGTGAATATTTCACGCCACACTTATACAACACAGGGACCGCAGGCACAGAGTTTCAGGATCAAGAGGATTATGTTGGTGGGGGGATGTTCGGATTTGTCCCCGCCCAGAATCTTCTTGACACCAGAGTGAGGAGTGTGGTAGAATGACAGTTCAAGACCTAAATTTGGAGGCACTTTGCCAGACATCGCAGGAATAAAGATTCATAACACAAGGGATTTATTCAATGAAGCAACGAAGATATGCGCGTTGGTGTACTCTGCTCCGGGGGTGGGTAAGACAACCTTTGCGGCGACGCTGGATAAACTCACACGTCGCCTTTACAACAAACCAACTCTCTTTGTTGCCATCGAGGCAGGGGAGGGGGGAGGTACTGCCAGTATACAAGATGCCGGTATCGATTACGTGGTGCCAGAGGATCGTGGGGAGTTGGACAAACTTCTTGCAACTCTGCAATCAGACACTCACTATGCTGGGGTTGTGTTCGACTCAGCCACCGAAGGTGTGAAACGATACATCCAACCCTTCGCCTTGTCGATGGAGAATGTAAAGGAGAAATCCCCGTTGCGTACCCTTGGGGTCCCCGGACGCTCCGATTACCAAACCATGGGTGAGATGATGCGGAGTGCGAGTCAGAGATTGATCAATCTCACTACGAAGAATAAAAGAGATGGCTCCCCAGACCTCGATATCCGCAAGCATGTGATCATGACCGCGCTTCAGAGGGTTAAGACAGAGAATGATGAGATTGTGGCGATTGGGCCAGACCTTCCTGGAGCTATGATGATCACATCCACCGCAATGTTTCAACAGGTGTTTGCGTTGAAGATTAAGCAGATGGTGGAGAGAGACGCGAATGATCCAAAGAAAGCAGTGAGGATCACGAAGAGAGTGGTGATGACAGAGGGGGATGGGTTGATGATTCTTAAAGATCGGTTCAATGTTTTTCCAAAAGAGTTTGAACCGGACTTGGATAAGGCGTGGGATCAGTATTGGGTTCCTAAACTTCAGGGGGCGAGATGAAACACAGTAGTTATGAGTGTGATAGATGTCATAAAACACACCTAACCCAGACATATTTTATCTCAATGCATAATACAACATTTGCACTAAGCCGATATGATCTTTGTGAAGAGTGTTTTAAGTTTATCAAAACTTGGATACTTAGACCATGAAACTCGTCCCCTGTTCCTATGTTGGCTGCCGGTATCGTCGTGATAATTGGGAGCAAAAACCTGACGAACAGCCACGAGCCCATCAACAAGTCGAAGTCCCCGACAACCACGAAGGCCCCGCATACTGCTCAACCGTGTGTCAGGTGTGTGATAATTTATCATGAGTTATAGTCGGGGAGAATTTTACGTGTATGACGACGGGGAATATATGAATATTTCAGTCGGCAGATATTCAAAAGCTCATACTATGTATACTCCAAATTTGACAAAGGAAGACTGGGATAAGATTGATCCAGAGTATTTGAGGATTCCTTTGAGAGTTTTTGATAAAATTGTGTTGGAACGTTTTAAAGATATTGTGGGGACATAATGACTGACATCTTCGATAGAGAATTTCCGTTAGAGCACATTCTCGGGTGTGTGGGTAAAGGGTGGCATTCTATTGTCACCCGTCTTATTAGTGATTTGAAAGAACTTGGATGGGATGGAAATCTCAATCAAATCAAGGAAAAGTTTGGTGGCTTGAGATTCTATATTGGTGCGGGGACAAAGGAGATATATGATAGGATCGCTAAAGCTGGGGATGAATCCTTAAAAACATGTGAAATGTGCGGGAAGTTAGGGAAGCCAAGAGGAACTTGGTACGTTAAAACACTTTGTGCGAAGTGTTTTCGAAGGGGACAAAAGGGGTAGGCTTTGCAAAAACTGGATAAACGTTATATTGCTGGATTCTTTGATGGGGAAGGAAGCATTGGAATATATCGTAATAAAGGTTCCAAGGACGACCGTTATTTATCTGGCTACAGAAGACCTTGTTGGGTTCGTGTTGTTACTATAAATGTTGCTTATAAATCAACTTTAAGCTTGATTCACAAGCAATTTGGAGGTTCATTTAGATTATTATACGGTAGAGATAAAAGATGGAAGCCAATCTGGTCTTGGAGTATTGGGTCAAAAGAAGGTATCAAAAGATTTTTAACCTTTATACTATCCTACATAAGAGAAAAGAAGAAACAAGCTAAAGTAATGATAAGAGTTTGTAATAACAAGTTGAATGATGAAATTGCAGCAAAGCTGTTAAAAGAGTTAAAAAAATGATAAGCTCATACCCAAAAGTGTGGAATCTCGGTCACCGAGCAATCCGGGATCTATTCACCGCCCCGTGTGTAGTCGAAGAAAAAGTTGATGGCTCTCAAATCAGCTTTGGAATGATTGATGGTGAGCTTCATATCCGCAGTAGGGGTGCCACGATCAATCCCGACGCCCCAGATAATATGTTTAGTCTTGGGGTAACAGAGATCAAGAAACTTGCACCAATGTTGCATCCGGGGTGGATATATCGAGGGGAGTATCTGAGAAAACCAAAACACAACACCCTCACATATTCTCGAAACCCAAATAAATATATCATTATTTTTGATATCCAAACTGGAGAAGAAACATATCTTGATGCGACCGATCGCCGAAACGAATGCTCAAGTGTGGGGTTAGAGGTCGTACCAATTCTTGGAATGTTCGGGGGAGGTCTCCTTACAACTGATATATTGAAGGGTTTGTTAGAGCAAGAGAGTTTCTTGGGGGGCGTAAAGATCGAAGGTGTGGTCGTAAAACCCGTTGATTATAATCTCTTTGGTGAAGACAAGAAAGTTTTGATGGGGAAGTATGTCTCGGAAGCATTCAAGGAAAAGCATTCGAATGAGTGGAAAAATAGTAATCCAAGCAATGGGGACATTCTCCTCAACCTTGGTGAAACGTATCGAACAGTACCAAGATGGGAAAAAGCTGTGCAACATTTGCGGGATGCTGGGACGTTGGAAAACTCTCCACGAGACATCGGGTCTATTATTCTTTCGGTAAAGAAAGATGTGCAGGAAGAGTGCGAAGACGAAATCAAAGATGCCTTATGGCGTTGGGCATGGCCACACATTCAAAGGAAGATTGTGGCAGGGGTGGCCGAGTGGTACAAAGAACGTTTATTAGAACAACAATTTGCGCAGGACGGGGTTCGAGACCCCGCACTGGCAGATGCCGGTGATGGTGTATAACTGGGAGCACGGCGCGACGACCGTGACCGTAGCTTAATGGTAAAACGATAGTTTGTGGGACTATTATATGAGGATTCAAATTCCTTCGGTCACCCCATATTTGTAGTACTATTTTGGTTCGCGAACACCAAATAATTCGCAAATAAGGAGGAAGTAAATTGGCTGATTCATTTGATTATGTACACTTGGGAGACATTGATCTCTCCTATAAACCCATTCCTGCGGCGGTGTATACCCTTCAGGTGGTAAAGGGAGAGACTAAGGAATTCCAATACAAGAAAGGAGAACGTGCAGGGACTTCTGGAAGTATGCTGAAGTTCCAGTTTGCAGTGACGGACCACGCGGAGTATTCGGGGCGTCGGCTGTTTGCAGCGTTCTTCCCGAATGACTTTGATTTGAGGAATCTCCGTCGTCTCCAAGACGCCACGGGGGTGGTTCAAGAGCAAGGGGAACCCCTCACCGAGTGGGCGGTTCGTCTTGCAGAAATCAAACCCACATTCAAAATCCCGGTGCTTCTCACAAACGCGAAGGATTTCTCGCAGAAGGGGAAGGATCGGTTAGATGAAACTGGGAATCCTATTCCCGAGAACACACTGAATTGGAAGGAGGTTTCACCGGCGTAGGATTGGGCAAGGTCGAAGGGAAACCTTCATTGTAGTTGGCCTAAACCCAACGGTGGCGGGGATTCCAGGCACCCTCAAGGCCCCCTTAATGCCAAAAAGCCACCGACTTTTTGGGGTTGTCGCCAATTGGAAGGCCGGGTGGGGTAACTCCTACTCCATATGAAGGTTCGAATCCTTCCAACCCCACCAATCACTCTACCAAGGATACATTATGTTATGTGCATGGTGCAAGGCTCGAATAACGGTTGATGAAGAAGAATACTTCAATGACAAGAAATATTGTTCAAGTCATTGTGTGAATATGGCTGCTGGAGAGCAGCGGTTGAAGGATCGTTATGAGGAGAAGGATGACGAGTGACCCAGGAGCAATTTCACTTTCAATCATAGGGATGGTGATACTTTATATTATCTTAATGAATAATAACGACAAGGGGATGCATGTCTGAGAAGCCGGACTTCTGCCAAAACTGCCCCATCAATAATTTTACAGAAGGCTATGTCCCTTTGAAACTCGGGGCCTCGGATGATCTCGGAGTAGGGGAAGCGGCGGGGGAGAATGAAAGTCGGGAGGGAATTCCGTTTGTGGGCGGAGCCGGAGTGTGGTTGGACTCCCTTTGTCGCTCCGCAGGAATGAAGAAAGGAGATTTGAATCTTGTCAATGTTATTGGATGTCAGCCTCGGGGTAATGTGTTTCCTACTTCTAGCGATTGGACCCACACTGATCACAAAACGGCTTTGGAAGCTGTAGAGTATTGCCAAAGAAACCACTTTGAACCCGCGTTGCAAGGGAAGAGGTGGCAGTTAGAAGTTGATACTACAACAAGCGATCTTGTATGGAATCAAACACAAGTTCGCACTAAACCCTGGAAACGTATCATTGCCCTCGGTGACCACGCACTCCACGCTTTAACGGGTAAACGTGGCATCGGGAATTGGAGGGGATCTCCACTGACGAGTCGGCTGCCACTCCTGGGGAACCCCCCTCCTCCTCACATCATGCCCACTCTCCATCCCGCATATCTCATGCGGCAGGCAAGTATGTTTAGTATTGCCCGGAGGGATTTGCTGAAACCGATGGTGCTTCCACCGGAGAACTATGAACTCTATCCAACTCTTGCGGATGTTCAGGCGTTTCAATCCCCCGTATTTGCCTTCGATCTTGAATGGGATCGAAATGGAGATATCACACTGTGTGGACTTACAGATAGATTGTATCAAGCGATCGTTATTCCTTGGCAGGAGCCATTTATTGGAGAGTTAAAGAGAATCTTTGAATCCGCCACCGATATCATAGGCCAAAATATCATCATGGCGGATTGGCAGCATTTGGAGAGGTTGGGATGGAATGTAAAAGCACGCTTGCATGATACGATGCTCAAACAGCATCTTATCCAGCCCGACATGCGGCATGGGCTGCATTTTATTGCAAGTGTGTTTACAAACAAGGTGTTTTGGAAGGGTGGAGGAAAGGAAAAAGATGAAGAAGAAGAGGGAAATGTTGCATATGAAGCAACGGGGGCTCAGTGGAAGACCTGGAATGACCCACTCCGTGGGATTCCTCGTGAACAGGGAGGATATTTTGGATGCGTCTCCGCCGACGAAGCTTTCCGACTTTACAACGCGCGAGATAATGATGGAACTTTCCAGGCTAATGTACCCATCCACCAAACATTGGTTAAATACGGGATGGAGTCCATATATTGGAATATATCAGTTCCTGTGGCCCACGAATGTCGAAGAATGTCCGGGCGAGGAATTAGAATCGACAGAACCAAGATACGAGAGGTAAATGAGAAACTCACCACAGAAATTACCGAAGTCGAACTCCGACTCCCTGAGGGACTACGACCTTTTGGAAAGTCAATATCACGAAGTCACCGATTGGATACTCCAATTATTGTCCCAAAGCGCAAAGAATGCCGAGGAACAAAAAAGAAAGCTCACGAGGTTTGTGAATGGACATTCGAGAAAGAGGGAGAGTGGGAGTGTCCAGGGTGTGGGAAGCTCTATCGAAGTGGGAAGTTGAAGGTAGTTAAAACAGAGAAGAGAGAAGAGATCAAAATTATTCGCCCCTATGCTTCTTCTCGGCAGCTTCAGGTGTATGCAGGAAGTGTGGGGTGTAAGGATATCAAGAATCGAAAGACGGGTAGGAAGACCACCGGAAAGAGTGCCCGAAAGGTGTGGGGAAGGGAACACACTGAGTTTACCCTTGTAGACATACTAAAGAAACTTTCGACATTAAAGAACAATTTTGCGAAAGGGAAGCTTTTAGACTATGATCGAATATATTTTCAACTCCTCCCCCACGGTACCTCTGAAGGTCGTCTTTCGTGCAGAGGGCTTCGTGATGGAATTGACCCCAACATCCAAAACCAGCCTAAGAGCATTCGAGGAATTTATATTCCCGACTACTCCGATTGGGGATTTGTTGAGGCGGATTGGTCCCAGGGAGAAAACTGGCTTACTGCCTTTCTTGCGAATGATAGAGAGAGGCTTGCGCGCCTTGGCACTCCCGGATATGACGAACACTCCGATCTCGCAAGCAGGTGCTTCAAGGTAGAGGTTAGTAAAACTATCAATAAACACCTGCGTAATCCTGGTAAGGTGGTTAATCATGGTAAGAACTATGGCATGGGTGTTAATCACATGCAAGAGAATCTTGCAATGGAGGGATTCAATTATTCCCTTGCAGATGTCAAGGAAATGAATATTGAATGGGAGAGGTTAAATGAGGGTACAGCGAGATGGCAGAAAGAAACGGTTAATAAAGTCAAGTCCCAAGGTTACCTTGAAAACCCTTTTGGAAGGAAGCGCTGGTTTTCGAGTCGAGATTACGCTACCAAAGGTTTGGCTTTCAACCCTGCCTCAACTCTCGCGGACATGATGCTTCGGGTGATCATTGCACTGAATCCACGAGATTACTCTCAGGAGATTTCGAGTCTTGGGATTCAAGTCGTAGCCAATCTCCCCCCACAGTGGTTCCTTGCATGGACTGTGCATGATTCATTTATTCTCACAGGGCCATGGAAGTATCACCGGGAGGCGGCACAGCAGTTGAGGGCGGTAATGGAACAGAAGTGGAATGCCCTGGATGGATTCAATTTATCCTGTGACATCACGGGGAGTGATGTTTCATGGGGGGAGATGAAAGAGATTGAGGGGATATGAAAAGATATGTTATTCACGGTGGTATGGAGAATGTGGAAATATTCGTCGGAGATAGAGCCTCGGAAATTCATGTTATCCATACAGAAGATGGTCAGAGTTTTATAGGAAGAGTAAGAACAGAGAAACTAATAGAAGGTCTAAGGATTTTAATGGAAGACTATTATGATTGTTATCAAAGTTGAACTCTGGCCCCTTGGGGATGAATCCGCTGCGAGGGAAATTGCCCGAGGGAAGATTATAAATGACGGAACGGGAAATATAGACGGGTTTGTTGATCCAACTATAGGAAACTATGATGTCTTCTTCTATGAAGACAACCAGCAAAACCCCATACTAGGTTCCCGTGTCGAAGGTTATTGGCGTTCGTCATCGGTATGGTGTCTTATCAAAAGAGCTTTAAAGGAGATGTATTGAATGAAGATTAGCGCACGAGGAAATAGTGTTTTGATTTCTATTCCAAGAGGAGAAGTTCAGCAACTTGGGGTGGAACAAGATGGAAATGTGGTAGAGGGACTGACACTTGATGCAATGGTGTTTGGGCGCAGATTGATGGTGTCGATTTGTGCGGAGAAAAAGGAGTATCCACAGGTAGAAAACGAAGACCGAAATGATTATGACAACGGGATTGATTCTGAATGAATCTCCTCTCCACTATCCCACCTACCTCATCCATCCGCACCTGGATGAGAATGCTCAAAATCACAGAGATCCCATTGGGATTCCAACTCTCAGTGTTTCTATCGGCGGTTGGGGCGCTCTTTAAAAGACATATCTATGTTGACCAACAGCTTTGGAAGGTCTGGCCGAATCTCAACGTCCTCCTCGTTGGCCCATCCGGCATTGGAAAAGACACCGCTATTGATCAGGGAGAATGGCTTCTTCGTAGTATCGGATATGACCGGATTATTGGAGGACGTACAATTGAATTCCTTATCGCGGAGATGTCTGAAATGGGTGATCCTGCTGCTTGCGTGGTGCTTGCTCCAGAGCTTACAGCGTTTCTTGGCCAGAGGGATTACCAAAAATCCATGGTCCAAGATCTCACCAACATCCTCACTTCCAAGGATTACCTTAACGTTTCCCAACGGTCAACTGGGCCGCGTCTTATTACACGTCCCACGGTGACGATGATAGCGGGGAGTACAGAGGCGTGGCTTCATAAGGCGATGCCAGAGGGGGGGTTGGATGGGGGATTTCTTCCAAGGTTCCTGGTGGTGTGTGAGGAGTATCCTTCTCGACATGTGCCGTTGGTGAAACACAGTATTGATGTTCATGAACGTTTGGAACACGAAGATCTCCGTGTGCAAATTCTTGCGGATGTGGTGAATATTATGAATCGATTCCCCACCCCCCGGGAGATCATTATTCTTGAAGACGCGAAGTGGGCCTATACAAACTGGTATGAAAATCGCATGAAAATGTTTCCAAAGACTGTGCAGGCATATGCGAATCGCTCTCGGGATCAAGTACTGCGTCTTGCAATGCTTTCAGCGGTGTGTGATAATCGGGAAGCCATTGATGTAATGGATGTGAATTTTGGAATTCAATTCATGAAACTCGTGGCGCTGCGATTGGATTCTGCCGTGCAACCCCCCACCACCGAAGCTCAATGTGCTAAGATGGTGATGAATATGATCCCCGCGAAGCGAGAGCAAATTTTGAAGCTTGTTGGAAAAACTTACACAATGCAGATGATAAAAAATGCTATGGATTGGCTTGTGCAGAGTGGGCAAATTAAGGCTGGGGCAGAAGGAAAGCTTGACTTTGTGAGGGAGAATGTGGTATAATATGATTATGCAACTAACCTTTAGAGTTCGTGTGGGCCTTGTAGATGCTTGGAACCCTCCATGGCCTGAGAGGATGCCAAGAAGGAATTCTCTTGTAAGAAGTGGAATAAGGTGGTGGAGAGACAACGCACATTTCTGCCCAGATTGGGATTTCATGTACATAACACCTTCCGATCCAGAGATAGAGGCTTGTATATGTTAATTTGTCAGTCCTGTGGAGGCCAAGTACATGGGAAGGATGGAAGTGGGAAGTATTCCACAAACTTAATTGTCAAAGAATGATTGATTTGAGTAATAATTGTGGTATGCATCCAATATTACCTAAGTACTATCCAGATATTATTTTAAAGGAGCTACCTATTGCCAGCACCAGTTCATCGTCTTAAGAAGTCTGAAATCGTTTGGCTCGCTAACAACAAGTGTGTCGCACATTGTCATGACTACCTTGGCCATTATAATTGTTACCTATTAGAGAATCCCAACCGCCAACCGAAGATAGGGTACTTCGACATTGAATCCACGGATCTTGTCGCCAACTTCGGAATCATGCTCTCATATTGTATCAAGGATGGAGCATCCGATAAAATCTATTCAGATGTGATTCGAAAATCAGACCTTGGAAATGAATTTGAAGACAAAAGACTTGTCCAAAATTGCATCCGAGACCTTGGAAGATTCGACCGCATCGTAACGTTTTATGGCACTCGTTTCGACATTCCGTTTGTGCGAACCCGCGCCGTACACGCTGGGATTGACTTCCCCAACTACGGTACACTTGTTCATACTGATCTCTATTTTATTATTCGGAACAGGTTTCGTCTTCGCAGAAATGGTCTTGAATCGGCCTGTCGAACGTTGCTTAATAAGACTGATAAGACTCACATCAATGAAAAGGTTTGGCGAAAGGCGGGACGAGGAGACGCAAAAGCTTTAGCATATGTGTTGGAGCACAACAAGTTTGATGTGCTTGATACGGAGAAGTTGTATAATAAAGTCACGAATTACTTTATGCGAAGGGATACAAGTGTATAGAGGAGGGGTATGAAAGACCGTGGAAATTGGATCAAGACGTTTACAGGACAGAAGTTCTATGTTCTTGATCCAATGCCAGAAGAGGTGTATATTGAAGACATCGCCCACGCGCTGTCGAATCAATGTAGGTTTGGGGGACACGTCAAAGACTTCTACTCAGTAGCAGAACATTGTTATAATGTTAGTATCTTGTGTTCTGATCATTTCAAACTTGACGGCCTTCTTCATGATGCTTCCGAAGCATATCTTGTGGATATTCCAAGACCCATTAAACACATGATTGATCTCGATGGATATAGAAGGATCGAGACATTAGTTCAAAACTGCATAGATTGGAAGTGGGATGTAGCTCATGCCAACGCAAAGCCCCAAGATAATCAAATGCTTGCGTTTGAGATTCGAGAACTTATGTTAAATCCATTGGAGTATAATATAACTTTCCCAAACAGTTCTTTTGGAATTAATTGTTGGGAACCAAAACGTGCAGAAAGGAACTTTCTTGAACGATTCTACGAGCTTCGATCAAATAGTACAAAGGCAATTTGAACATTGCGAGGAACTGCTTGAAAAAAAGGGCCACGACTACACAGATGGAACAGACCGATATTTCAACTTCACCTCTATTGCCAAACACCTGGGAATATCTCCATTCCAAGTTTGGTCTGTGTACTTCCTTAAACACATCTATGCCATCACTACGTTCTGTGGAAGGGGTCGTGTAGAGTCGGAACCCCTTGAAGACCGGATAACAGACGCAATAAACTATCTCCTTCTTTTGAAGGGTATGCTCCAAGAGTTCAAAAAAGAGGTATAATGTATGTATGTTAGCATGCTCACAGAAGTTGAGTGACTATAAACTGGGGGTGTGGTTTTGCAAACATGAAGCTCAATGGATGGTGGTTTACGGGGACGGAAGTTTTGATGTGATGTGCGAATTTCATTTACCGTGTGATGCCAGGAATATAGTGAGGAGAATTGGGAGTGCATGAATAGATATTATTGCAAGTTATGTGGAAAGCAAGCACAAGCATATTATGAAGGGCAAGCGGGAAAGGATTTGAAAGATAAAAGAAGCCTTGGGACTTGGAGGTGCGAAACCTGTGGTAAGGTTCCTGTAAGGAGAGAGCGTGCTTAACATCGGACTTGACTTCGACGGGGTGATTTGTGAGTGGAGAGATATTCCCAAAAAAGAAAGAACTTTAGAGAATTATGACAAAATCCCTTTGATGAAAGAAGCCGAGGATATTCGTGAGATATGGGATGTGGGAAATGATCTAACAATTATCACTGCTCGTCATTACCCCAACGCAAGAAATCATGTGTATGATTGGTTAGATCGTGAACTTCCAAATATCTTAACACACACAGGGGATGGGGAATGTGTGGATGTTATCGCGGGCGTTCCCACCATTGATAAATGGCGGGTTCTTCAAGCTATTGGAGTAGATATATATATCGATGACAACACACGAGCCATTTACTGTCTCCCTAAAAGTATCACTCCAATCCTATTTCGCGGGACTCATAACGCACATTTACCGTGGGATGGGCTGGAAGTTAACAATTGGCCAGAATTAGTTACAATGATTAAATTTCTTAAGGAGAAATTGAAGAAATGAAGAAACTTGTTTTAGCATTAGCGTTGTTTTTCACCCCACTGTTTGCAGAGGTGACATGGGATGAAGTGAAATCTCAGATTCCTGGGAAGGTGATGATTCTTCCGCCAGATGCCCAGCCCAATCTCACCAATCTCAATAAGACCTTTGTGTGGATGGGGACTGTGGGATTGAATCAAGACAAGGTGACTTTGGCGGACTTCGATTTTGTGGCTGTTCTTGTGTTTTCCACTGCTGCTCCTGGAGTACATCAATACACACAAATTCATGTGATATTCAAGAGTCTTAAAAGCGGCGGGCTTGAGCCACACAGCTTGATGTATATGGATAAGTTTGGAACATACCCAACTGCGGTGAGTTTGATGAATTTGACGAAGAAGAAATCAGAGTAATATACGTTCCACGGCCATTGGCCTGGGTGGTCAGAGGGGAACCACGTATAGAATCCCCTCAAGAAATTTATGATCTGGTGTCTATTTTGCGGAGCCAAACTGATACACTTTAAGTGTAAGATTGTTTGCTCGAATTGTCAGCAAATATGGGAGAATTGCAATGGAGATTAAATTAGAGTGTAAAAGACATCCAAAATATAAAGCTATACGAAAACCCTCTACAGGCTGTATTCTTTGTTGGAGATATTACCATGCCTTAGAGGATCAAAATCGTGATTAACCTCATCATCCTCAAATCCGACATCGCCAAGTTCGCCCGATGGGCAAAGACACACTTCCCCAAAGAAGTCCTTTGTGCAATGATTGGGGAGAAGGAGGACGGGGGGATGTTGGAGGTCCGATATCTCACCAAGCCTATTATTGGTGACAAGGAGGGAGTTGAGTATTCTCTTGAACAATGGAGGATTGTACAGGAAGAGACTCGAAGTGGTTTGAGTTTCATCGGCACCATTCATTCCCATCCAAACGTACCTCCGCCCGTTAGTCCCTCAGCATATGATATTGATAATGCTTCGGGTAATGAAAAAGTGTATGGGATTTGTGGGGTGTGGAAAGAAGAGGGAAGACTGAAGACGAAAATTGAATTCTTCAGTGGAGGGCCGGAATTGAGGGTGGGAAAGATCTAATAGTTTAATCCCTGCTTCCTTAATTCTTCCCTCACAATATGCTTCGCCCAAGCAGGAATACTATCATCCGTATTGATCCAATGATCTACAAAGGCTTTTGGATCTTTTGTCTCCCCTGCACTGCGGGCGGCCTCTTTTAATCCCGTATACAATTCTCTTATCATAGCTGATTGCTTTGTTTGAAGAATTAGCTTTGGATCAATAACCACAGTTTGACCTTTGAGTTTGTTGAGAGGGTAAAGGCTCATTTCTTCTGGAGCCAACTTCTGTTGATTCAAGAAATCTGCCACTGTATCTCCCAAGGTCCCTTCCCCAACCTTTGACCCCAACGCCTTTCCTATCAATGTGTGAACAAGGAAGTTTGCGCGGTCATTGCCAAAGTCTCCCATCAAGTCCCCAAGCTGTAATCCAGGAATTGAAGTAATAAGCTGCTCAAGCTTTGATTGAGCGCGGATGGTTTCTCCAAGCTGGCGACGAAAAGGGTGCGTGGTTGTGACGGGCTCGCCTGTGAAGGGATCGATGCGTGGGGGAAGCCAATTGGCGAGGCCGGGGATATTAGCCATGGTAGGGCCATAGAATTCTCTCCCCTCGGTATCTCGTTGAATGAGTTGGGATTCGAGGGCTTTATTTCCTGTGGCTTTTCCCGCCGCTCCAGCAATATCTTGGATGGCTTTTCCGCCTGTAAAGAATGATGCGAGTTGTTGACCGATCTGAGTGTAAAGCACCTTACTCCAAGCTTCGGGATTTTGAGATGTGAAGTTTCTCACCAGGTCGGCAATTGAGAGAATTGGAACCTCTTCTACTCGACGGGCTCCAAGAACTGCGTCAGTTAATTCAGAAGGGGATACATTAGGAGGACGGCCTTCAATGTTAGCAGTGACATATTCTGCTAAGAGACTATACATGTGGAATGGTTGATAACTTCGAGTGTCAAGAAATTCGTCCTTTCCAGATGCGTCTTTTTGTCCAGTTTTGTATAGGTAAAATTTTGATCCCGCTAATGGTGACTGCCGCATTGCTACAGCCGCTCCGAGGTACATCATTCCTTCCACACCACGAGCGAGATGGCGCACACTTTCTGCGTGTTTTAAACCTCCGTCTAATCCATCTGTTAGAGTTTTTCTAAACTCCGGATTAAGCATGTCCATCCAATTGAGTGGACTGCGTTCGGTGAGGTACATGTAGCTGTTGATAAGGAAGCGAGGAAATAGGGGGCCAACACTTGTGACCCAGGGATTGTCGCGGTAGATATTGAGGATCTGTTTTGCGAATCCCGCTTCCGGATTGAACCGAAGACCTTGTTTGTAAGAATGATTAAAGGCATCATGCAAAGCGGCGTCGAATTCCAATTGCTTCGCGGTTCTTTTTTTTGTCTCTCCAATCAATTCTGTGGGATTCTGGAGTTTCTCATATACCTGCTCCATTGAGTATCCAACTCGTTTCATGTTTGCTTCAAGACGGGCTTGGAAGGTAAACTTTCCTTGTTGCCATTCTGCGGAGCGATTCAGAATTGTGAGATGATCGGCAAGGGTTTGAGCACGGGGTTTGACGGTATCTGCTGTTAGTTCTGCGGCGGTTCGAAGAACAGCGTCATTGAGAAGAGTGTTTCCTTTGAAGCGTTTGTGTTCGATGGGGAGGGACTTGAGGATGTCATCGATCTTTCCACGATTCTCCACACGATCAAGCATGGATGTGAAGGCGGCGGCGGAGTCGATGAAGTAATCGCTAATTGGACGTGATTCTCCTTTTGCTACTCCAATTCCAGTTTCAATCAGTCCAACTGTGGCATCGTTGAATACTTGTCCAATTGTCATCGCCCCCGCTACTCGCACGTTTCGAGCAGTAGTAGTGGGTTGAATAATTGAGTAAACTCGCCGTCCTTTGGCGATTTTAGCCATTGGGCCTGCGTTAAAATCTTTCCACATTCTGCTAACAATCGGCCAATGATAGACTCGATTGGCTTCTTTGGTGGCAGAGATTGAGTCAAGGATTTTTAGTCGAGAAATGGCGGCGGAATCTCCAGCCAAGGCATCGATACTGAGGTCATGAGCGAGATCCGCGAGGACCGCCAACCCCTTTCCGTGTTCAGAGAATGTATATTCCAACGCATCTCCAACATGTTTGGCAGCTTCCACAACAGGAAGCGCGTGTTCAATGGCGATACTTCTAACAAGCTCTCCCCCAATCTGGTCAGATCGTACTGCTTGTGATACTGCGTCGATCATTTGAAGTCCGGCCTCGCCTCCGGCGTTAATGCGTGGGGCGAGTTCTTGGAATAACGCAGTGTCGAGGGAGGCTTTAGTGAGGGATTCTAATTCTTGGCGTTGAAGAGTTACAGGACCAATTGGAATTGTGGCTTGTGGGGGAATGGGACGTTCGGTTCTTTTCTCTACTTCTTTCATCAATGAATCAAGAACAGGAAACTTTTCACTCTTGAGTACTTCTGTGGCGGGGGCTGATGCTTGTGTGGGAGTGACTCTGGGTTCGCGGGCGGCAATTTCCGCTTTGCGTGCAGCAACATCTCCTGCGGTTACAAACCTCGGAGGAGTAGGGGTTGTGACTGGGGCGGGTTTGGTGAGGCCTGCCATTCTGCCTAGTCCGGCAAGAACGGCGGTTTTTCCAAGTGCTTGAACGGCGGTTTTTCCAATTTCCTCTCCCGTCATTGGAGAAGAAATAAACTTTGCGATTTCTGCCGCTGGGAGCGCGTCGTTGATTGTTCTCTTCGCGGCATCTACTACAATTTGAAGATCTTCATCCGCTCGGAAGGTTTCTTTGCTGGATTCGATGAGAGTTCGACGGGGCTGCCCTGGCTGTAATCCCCGTCTTTCCCGTTCTTGATCGAGATTGGAGATGTAAAGATCGCTCATTCCAAGGGTGAAGAGATTTAATCCAGATTTTCCAAAACCTGCGATTCGATTGAGAATTCCCTCGGGATGCTCCGTGGCCATGGGAATTGGAATGGGGGATAATGCTTGAATTGGGTTCACGGCCATTGTCATTGCACCACGAAGAGCTTCGTGGCCTTCTTCCAAGGCTCCTAGCACTGTCCCCGGCCAATCTCGAAATCCAGAAGTTATGATATTAGGGACAAGTCCTCCCACTGACCTTGTGGCGTTAGGGTCCTTTTTAAACAGGGCCTCCGTCATCTGCATTGCAGATTCTGCTAAGGGAGATATTGGGGCAGCCCCCGGAACAGCCTGTCGGGTTCGTCGAAGCAACTCTTCAAGTGTAAGTGGCATTATTTACGGGGTTCAATTTGGATGTTCTTGAAAAGTTCTCCCCACTTATCTTTTTCACTCGTGGTATGCCGAAGTCTCTTCATTGCTTCCATGATTCCGACAGCACGATTTTGAAGTTGGGGATCTTTCATCACCATGGCTTGAACTTGATTGAGGATGGAATTGAATTCTTGCTCTGTCCATTGTTCTGGAGGTTTGTCAATTTTCCGCGCAATTTGATTTAAAAGTCCTGCGGCAATTGTTTCTTCTTCGGCCTCTTTTCGTCCAGAATAGGTGGGGGTAGTTGAACGAGCAAGAATCCCCGCAATGATTGGTTCACTCTTTAGGCGAAAAGCCTCTCGAAAAGTTATTTCTTCGTTTCTCACTGCTTCAGCAAGGGTTTCGTCAAGACTTGCATCTTCAGGAAACTTGCCGGTAGCTTGGTAAGTTAATACACCTTTTGGGCCAAAGAGTTTGAAAAATGCGGGGTTGGTGCGAATAAAATCCGCACGACGTTTTAATTCTGCTTCTGCAACGTGTCCTTTTATTTGTTCTTGAAGATTGGCGGCTTGTAATGCTTGTTGTTCCATTGGGACAGGAATTACTCTCTGTCCGGCAATGTCCACTCCACCCATTGGGCCAGAAGCACCCTGGTCAATTCCTGTGGCTTCCATGGAAGGAAGAGAAGTTACCTTTCCCGCACCAGTATCTTGTAAAATTTTGTACAAATCATCTCGTTTAGCACGTTCCTCTACTCGTAAACGTTCTTCATTTTGTGCCTTTTGTGAAGCTTCAAACCGTTTTTGGACAGCAAGATTCTCTGCCTTGGCTTCAGCAAATCTTCCCTCTTCAACAGTAGCTTGACGCTGTTGAATGGCGTTTTGCATCTGCGCAAGCGTCATTCCCTGGGTGAGAGCCCGCCGCTGACGGATATCTTCATCCCGGGCATCCATACCCTTTAGAAAAGCATCGAGGAAAGAGTTCTGAGGCATTAGCGTCTCCGAAGAGAAGTGGAAGTAGATAGGGGAGGCATTCCGAAGCCGATGGAACCGGGGATGTAAGGATAGCCATAGGGATTTCGGGGATCAGCAGCAGGTGGGGTGGTGTCGATACCACTGATGTTTCCGCCTCTTGCAAGATTGCCTCCAGGAAGCATTCTTGGCCCCATGTTTCCAAACATTCCCCCAATATTACTTAGCAATCCACTTGTGAAGCTTGGGCCTTGAGTAGTCTGGGTAGTGTTACCGGTAGTTTGTCCGGTAGTGTCAACTTGTCCGGCGGTATCCTGCGTGGTCTCTCCGGTTTGATCAAAGTCTGTGGTGCCGGTGGTACGTTGCCCACGTGGGCCGGAAGCAAGGAAGTTGTTGGCAAGGCCAAATAGATCATTAAAGCGTTTACCTTGGGCCTCTTGTTCCATGAATGGGAGATTACCAAAGAACTGTCCAGCTTGTCCGGATCGTCCCATTTCGATGTTTTGGAATCCTGTCGCGGCTCTGCCGGAATCCAACCCCCCTGAAGACGCAAGGTTTTGCTTTAAATTCTCTCCCGCCGCTGCGGATAGGTCGTTGAGATTGGATAGGAAGCTTGCTTTTTGGGCCTCTCCGTAAATCGGCTGCCCCGCCCGGTGAAATTGATCCTGCATTCGCCGTTGCTGCTGAGAGCGAAATGCGGCCATCTCAGGAGTCTCGGATGCCTGCGTGGTTTGGTCAATTCGTTGCTGTCCACGTTGAGCGGAACTTCCCCTCGTTTGCCCAGTAGAGACCTGTCGGCCAGTTTGATTCTGGGTTTGATTTACTGTTTGTCCGCCTTGGTTCCCTCGTCCGCCAAGGGCACTGGCGACTGCGCCAACACCTCCGGCGATGAGTGAGGGGGCAAAAGGGGCGAGAAATGGCATGTGTGGTTCCTTTTAAGAAGGCCGAAATGAGACATTGCAGCGGGGAGATTGTCTTTGACAATCATGTCTGACATGATTGCTTCTTTGACAAATCCTACTCGTTTGGCGAGGGACTGTGCAAGATAATTAGTGGATGGAATGAAAGCACTGATGCGGAGAAGGGGAAGAGTTTCAAAGAGATGATTGATTACTCCTTGGACCGCTTGGTCAATCACTCGGGTTCCCCGAGCCCTGCGGGTACAGGCGATGTGGAGATAGCCGTTGTGTGGGGAATTGGGTTCGAAGATAATGATTCCCACAATTGGTGCGGGGTGCTTCATCTTTAGCCAATTGTCGCGGTCGATCACACCGAAGGAGAGAACACGAGGAAGATAATTCTTAAGATATTCCACCACGTCTTCTTTTGTCTTTGGCGATTCATCTGTTACAAACATCGCCTGCGTGGCGGCGGTCCATCCCCAGACTCGGGGGATTTCACTTGTCGGAAACGGGCTTATTAGATCCAGGTTGGGGGTTTCGATTATCTGCATTTGGGGATTTCTCCGTGGGTTCTAGCTTGTATTTCTTGGTGAGTTCTTCTTGTACCTTTTGAAATTCCGCGAGTTTTTTGTTGGCATAGGCTTGCTTCATCAGGAAGTCACGACCTTCAAGGGATTGCAGAAGGACAGTGAGTGCGATGTTGACTTCAGCGCGGGCCTCAGCGGCATCAGCTTTGGCACGTAGCAGGCGGAGTTCGTCTTCGGGGGCGAGGGCTGCGGCAAAAAGATTGCCAAGAAACACAAAAACGATAAGGCTTTTTCGGATCATAAATCTAAGGTTCTCCAGTAGTTATTATAGCATATTACTTGATATTTTGCCTGCGGGCGTAGATTTTAGATAGGCGGGAGGTATCGATACCTTGGGAGGCAAGAGCTTCAAGGGTGGAGGCGACAAAGGCGGAGCGAGAGGGCTCGGACATGTTGATGTCGGAGGCAGAGGGTTCAGTTATAGAATATGCAAGGGCTTCTTGAGTTATTTTATCAGGATTAAACGCAGAAGAATTAACCCCTCTGCGTTGTTCGATCTCTTCTCTGAGTTCTTTAGGAACAGTAATTTTGCTGAGATCCATAGAACGACTTAAACCATGGATATCTTCATGTTGAAGAACGCTAGTGAGATCTCCAGGAGATAGATCTGGATCGTATAAAGTGATATTTCCGGGCAGGTTCATCCCCTGATAATTTGAGTTCATAAATTTAAGAAGTTTTTTGCTAGGAAGCGTGTATCCACGAGATTCTCTTAGCTGGCCGAGGCCAGTGGGAGTAATGGAACCCATCACAAAGTCCGCGAGTTTCTTAAGGGGACCCCGGGTGTCTTGAAAATCCGTTCGTGGTTGCGTGATTCGTCCGATGTTGATTTCAGCCATTAGGCGCTCCAAAGGGGTTTGAGATATTGGGGATGGAAGCGGGTGATGATTGTGGGGCTTGGAGGAGTTATAGCTTCCCCGTACAGAGGGAATGCCATAACTGCGATTCCGCCGTTATAAGACACTGACACGTTTGCATATATGATATCATATCCAATATCCAAGCTATTATCACCACTTCGTGCGCCTTCTACACCATATCCACACATTGCCCATGTAGGACCGGCGGAGGCTGTGATGTTACGAAGGATTTGTGCCTTAATTGACATTAACCTGTGAAAATTTCAGTAACACGCCCACATAGAGTGAAAGGAGCGTTGTTAGTAGTGGCGGTGTTGATAGTGTATGGTTGCCAAGTTTCATCATCCCAGGAGACAGTAAAGGAATCGGGATCAGTAGTGGCACGAGCTACGCCCACCATGTCCCAAAGCTGGCCGAGGATTGGGGGTTCTTGATTGAGGTTGTTGGTGGCTGTGCCGGAGAAATATGGATTAAAAGCGAACCAAGGCTCGAAGAATTCCGCGTCCCCAGATTGCCAAATAACTCCAGTTCCATTCACCGATCCTGCGATTCTCGCGGGGGTGTAGGTAATTAATCGAGGGGAGCCCACTCCTCCAGTGAGTCCGGAGGTTCCGGAAGCGGTGATTCGAGAGAAGGATGGGCCAGAAAGACTCAGGTATATCTGTCCTGTTAATGCTTGAAACCCCTGACGAAAGTTATTCCCGCCAATCGCGGCCCAAGCGGCTTCGTTCCACTCGGGGGGGAGAGTACGATCGGTTCGGAAGTCCATCAATTTTAATCCACCTGCGTGGGCGGAGAATAACATAGATTCCAGTGGAGTGGATGAATGAATTATTGCTTGATGGGGGTTGATGAATCCTTGGGTGGTTATTGGGGAGCCTTTGCTGATACCGAAGTTAGCGGGGGTCGCGAAGTTTGATGTTTGAGAAAGACTCACATAAGATGGATGGGCCACGGAAGCCCAAACCGATTGTTTGGCTGCGGCCATACACCAACTACGAACGGCTCCGAAGGGTCGAATTGTCCAATAGAGTGTAATATGGTTATCGGTTCCAACCGTGCCGGTATTGAACGTTCGAGTGCTTGCTGCGCTTTTAGCAAGGTAGCCACCGTGGGCGGGGACGTTGTGGGAACTTCGAAGTACACCTCCGGTGGAAAAGTTGCCAGAGATGGATGGAGTCACGGGATCGGGAATGTAGTTTGATATGACATTTTGAAAAACTCGGGTGACATAATTGGCTCCCGAGACCACAGCAATTGGTTGTTCAAGGGTCCAAGTAGGACGAAGAACAAGAAGAGATCCCATGACTGCGTAGTGGAGATAGAGACGTGTAGGGGGTGCGGGGAGTTTTATAACCTTTCGCCCCATCATAAATTCCCAGCCTGCGGAGGTTGAAGCAACTTGGGAGAGAGTTAGGTCAGCAGGGATACCATTGGCGTCCCAATTGCTGGGACGAGTAAGAGCAGAGAGTGTAAAATGTCCAAACTCAGCGTCAATAATTGTGATTGGAGCGGCGGCGTTGTTTTGGTCTTGGACATCCCATGAAGCGACGTTGCCAGGACTGGGGAGGGCGAAGACGAAGCTTTGGATGTCTCCATTTGTGGTGTAGTCGAAGTAGGAGATAACTGTAGTTACTGTCCAACCACCAGTGGTGAAAGCACTTGCCAAGCTGGTGCTGTAGACATCAAGGTATTCAGAAATAGGCAAACCCCCACCAGTGTAGCCAATGACGTTTTGGAAATCGAGCTTGACTGATTTGGAGGAATACATTATGGAGTGCCTGCGGTACAAAACATTAGGGCTGCACGGATGGTGTCACCGCCGGAGTGGGCGGTGAAGTTTTGAAAGCTGTGATTGTCGTAGGTGAGATTAGTGGACTCAATGTAGTCGCGATCAAATATCAGGGCGTCCCATAGGAAGCCCTTGATCTTTGCAATCACTGCTCCAGTGTCACCCCATGCCATGGCAGCGGGGGAAACAAGTGGATACCATCCACTGGGGGCGGACATTGTGGGATCGACATTGGGACCTGTCCATACAAGGCCGCTTCCTGGTGCTGCACCATCTCGGCAGCCCACAAAACAGAAGCGAATACGAGAAGTGTCGGTGAATCCCGATTCCCAATAGCGCTCTCCATCGGAGTCGTTGAGATAAGAGAAGAAACGATCGGGGAAAGCCCACAGGCCGAGACGAAGTTGGGTGGCTTCGTAAGCAATGAAGCAGTTGATGGTGGATTTTGCGGAGAGCACAAATGGAGGAATGTGGAGCATGGACACAAGTCCGGCGTTTTGCGATCCTCCGGTGGTTCCCGGACGAAGCCACGTGAACTGCCATTTATTGGCCATCAAACGATATGTGGTGGAGAGGACTAATTGAAGTTCGCGGTCGGGGCTGCTGGGGAATATGGACTCATCAGAGGTCATTACTCGAATGTGGACACGAGCGGAGGGGGAGGAGTTTTGGGCGTATATGAGAACCTTGTATTGAGCGCCGTGATCGGGGGAGACTGCTGAAATGAGTTTGAACGCAGAGTGACCGTTGATGGTGAGGGAACTTTCAAGTCCCCATCCCACCGCCACTAGAGGATTCTTAACCGCCGTGGCAAGGGCTGAAGGCGTAGCTCCGGATATCACGGTATTATTTCGTGTACCCGCATAGGCGATAAGATCCACAGTACGGGGCATTAAGTTTGGACCTCGGCAACAAGAGTACTACCTGCGTTAGTGCTTCCGGCCTGAACAACGACCAGGGTGAGATGACCATCGGGTTTGAAGAAGACATATTCGCCGGTGGTGGCGAGGGGGAGAGCGCCGGTGAAATTTTTGTCAATATCGAACAAGCTTCCAACGATGCTTACCACGGGAAGCCTGGAAAACGGAAAAGTTCCAAGGTAGGGGGAATTACGGCCATCTGGAAGGCCTGCCCCAGAGGCGAGATAGGTTTCTTGCTGGCTGTCGGGGAAGGAGAGTTGGCCGAGGATGGCTACCTTACGGGAGTTTTCATTTCCTGCAAAGGGTTCAACATATAGGACATAGGCCACAGTGGCGGCAGTGATGGTTTCGAGGATTCCCACGAAGCTGCTTCCCCCCGTGCTCACACGAGCGAGGCGTCCAAAGATGCTTCGGATGTTGCTGGGGTGGCTGACGGATATCCACTCCGGCATGGTCGCTGAGAGTGTGCAAGTGCCGTTGATAGCGAGGGTGTATTGACCGGAGTCGTTGATGCGGAGGCCTGGGGCGGCGGGGGTGGTTCGGGCTGTGCTGGATGTGGAAATTGCGTTGACAATCTTCCATGGACCAAAGGAATCTTCACTCTTGGCTGCGCCCACCACGGCGATTACTGTGCGGGAGGGAATGAGAATGGTGTATTTGTCACGGATGCCAGAGGCGGTTTGGGGAATGCGGGCATCCCGAGCGTTGGGGGCTACGGCGAATTCCTCACGACGCATTTCGACGGGGAAGATAAGGTTGCGGTTGTTGGTGGTGTCGGTGTGAGCGGAGAGTTTGGTTTTGAAGTAGGATGTTCCGACAAGGAAGTCTTCAGAGTCCACACGTTTGACGGTCCATGTGGTAGTGGCGGAAGCAGTGGCGGTGCCAGTTATTGAGGTGATCTTGAATGCTTCGTATCCAAACTTCGATGCCGCGAAAGTGTTGTCGTTGATCAGGGCAAAGGAGTTTGTGCCAAACGGAATGTGTTCCAAACCACTCTCTTGGATGTAACGGGAAGTGTTGGTGCTGTTGATGACTACGAGTCCAGTGTAGGGATCGGTGGTGTTGGCGAATGTGCCGGTGCCGTGATATTGAAGATTAGTTTCGTCAATGGAGGGGATGAGAAAGTGAATCTTGTCCACACTCCCGCCATTGGCTACTGTGACATCGTAGATTTCGAGGATGCCGGGGAGGTGCTGGCGGACTTTGAAATCAAGGGCTCCTGGAGATCCGGCATTACGAACAGCAAAGCGCTTGCGTTTGAAGATATCCAGTGCATCCTCAAGGTATTCCACATTCACTGCATCGTGAAGTTCCGCAGGCCATGCGAGGTTTTTGATCCGATGCTCTCGCATGTTGAAGTCGTTGAAACTTCCACCTTGGTTGAGATGGATAATCAAACGATTCAAGAGAGTTTGCAGGGCTCTGCGAAGAGCCTCGGGATCTTCGGAGGGCGGGATCAGAATGGGTGGAATGGCGTTGGGCATCAGTCCACCCTTGGTTTAAGAAGATCAAGTTGAAGCGCGGACATCTGATCTGGAGTACCAGCAACACTATAGAAACTCACACCCTTGCGACCCACGCGATAGAAGTCCACTGAAGAGTGCCAGACACGGAAGTCCTGGGAGGAATTCAGGCGTTGTTGGAAAATTGAGCCACGACCACCGGGACCAAAGGGGATGCGGGTGCGCCATTCTCGGCCAGTGAAAGTAAGTGTGTTGGTTTGGAAGGCTGTTCCATCGATCTCCCATGTGGAAGTGAGCGTGGAAGTTGTAGTGGGAGAGGCTTCAGTTCCAGGACCCGGCTCCGCGTCAATCTCAAAGAATCGTGCGAAGTCGAGTTGGGAGGCACCACCGGATTTCTTGTAAGAGATCAACCAAGTCTTCTTGCCAAAAGGTTTGGGCTCGGCTTCCAGGGTGGTACTGTAGTGCTTAAGGCGGGTGGAGTTGGTGTAAACTACATCCACATCCCCACCAACGGTGATGTTCGGGAGGCCGATATTGAATGTTTGACGACGGGTGCCAACGAAGGTGTTGGTGGCTACCGCCGTTCCTTCTACAATGATTGTGCCAGTGGATGTCCCGAGGGGATTAAGTTCCGCCACCCAGGTTTTAATGATGCTGTCAGAGGGGAAGGTTTGGGGACCCCACTGGACGAGGGTGAGGCGATCTGGCTCCGCTTCTTTATGCCACCAAGTTTTGTAGTGTTTGAATCTCGCCCCACCCGAGACATTATAAATCATCCACATTGTGCGCCCATAGGTGTCTTCGGTGACAGCATTGACGTAGCTTTGACGTTGGGAGCCAGTGAAGGTGAAGGTACCGACGGCAATGTTATCTACCATCGCAGTTCCAAGAACTGTGTTTCCCAAACAGTTGAGGTCGCAGTCTACGGCGTGGATGAAGGATTCGTCACCGGATTCCTTGTCAGTGACGAAGTTCTGCCAGCGGTCGGGTTCGGGGCGAAGGTGGAACCAGGTTTTGTAGTGCTTTAGAAGCCCTCCACCTTGAGCTACGTGATTGGCGAATATGGTGCGTCCATATAACTCATTGGGAAGCGCCCAGGTATAGGATTGTCGGCGGGTTCCAGTCCACGTGGCGGTCTGAACGGCGGTGTTGTCCACAAATACCGTGGACAAAACGGTGCCCAAAGGATTGATGTCAATATCAATTGCATCGCAGATTTGTTCTTCAAGAGAGGTAATGTCTGACTGATAGTTGGTGATTCGTGGGGGTTCATTGCGGACTTCATAGGAAGTTTCCCATAGTTTGAATCGAGTGCTGCTTGGAGATGTGTAGATCGTGTGCCCAATGTCTCCAAAGGTATCGAACGGAAATGCCCGAGGGTGGATCTGGCGGCCTGTAGGTGGACAAACATAGGTGTTTGTCATGATTGCGGTATTGTCCACGAATACCGTTCCAAATACCGTGCCCGTTACTGTCTCAGTGTTTGTTCCGAAATCTGTGATGGCCATGTCTGCATAGTGGACATCCCAGAGTTTCTCGCCTTCATAGTTATTGTTGAAACCAGGCGTGCGATAGAATTGAATGCGGACGGGTTCTGGGAGAGCGTCCCAAGAGATGTTATATAAAGTAACAGGGTTATCACTTTGGGTTCCTGAGAGAAGAAATTCGACTTTGTTGGCGATGGTGCCATTGAGTGCGGGGGTGAGCCAATTGCGGCCAGTGCCGGTAAGGGCGGAGGCGGTGATAGTGGAAGTGCCGTCGTAGATTCCGGTCACCGTGCAATCCCCCCGGCGTTCGACAGAGATGTTTTCGAGGAGGGTGTCGGAGGGGGTGGTCCAAGCACGGGTTTTAACCGACCACGGAACACCTGCGGCCTGCTCACCATTGGAGTCATTCACACCAATTTCGGCTCGATAGAGATATCCGTCATCGCCGCCGAGGAACAGGCGGTTGTCCTGGCGATCCCAGAGGATGCTGCGGAAAGTCCAAGGGTAGGTATAGTGCCAAGTGCGTTTGCGGTTGAAGTCGAGGACGAACAAAGTGTTAGGATGGGTGGATGTACCAGTGGGCATCCCGACAAAGAGCTTGTCATCTCGATAGGCGGCCACGGAATTGAAGAGGTTCCCGAGATTTATTGCGGGGACACGGGAGCCGTCAAGGGCAGCGGGATCGGCTGCGCCAGGACCTTCGAATGCGGGTTTGAGGTTTTCATTCGCCCAAGTGATGGGATTGTCCACGCCTTGGGAGGGGGTATACATGAAGAATCCATCTTGGGAGAGGAGAAGGATTCCGTGGGGGGTTTTGATACAGGATTTCGTCGATCCCGCACCGTGTTGGGAGCCAGAGCGTTGAAGGGTCCAATTTTGATCCTGGCCTTCAAATACCGATCCCACCATTTCATACACGCTATCACGGTTGACAATGACAAGTCCAGGAGGCCAGACAATGAGTTTCTTGATGTTATCGCCTTCATAAGAAACAGTGACATCGGAGAGAGTGGGGAAGCTGGATGGATTGCCGGGGAGGCTCCAAATTAGGCGATTCTTGAATCCACCGAACATTCGGCCTTGATAGAGGGAGTCTGAGAGGGCGGAGAGTTCTGTGGGGAGGGTGGAACGGAGGCCAGTGAGCCCCCGCTGATTTCGCATTAAGGCTTTCACATCACTAAGGGTGTCGGTAAACACGTCGGCGTTGGTGCCAGTGAAGGTTCCTACACGATAGGGAACTGGAAGCATTCCACCCTGGCGGTAGATAAGTTTGTGAGTGAAACCATGGGAGGTCCCAGTGGGAACACTGAGGAGATTGACGTTCGCTTGGGCAGCTTGAGTTTTAATGCGGGCGCTAGCAGGGCTGAGAGCGGACTCCCAAACAATCACACCACCGCTGTCAATTCGAGCCCAACTTTCCCACCAGATGTATCCGACTTCAGCGTCATTGAGGGGGTGGGCAGTGTCGCCGTAGATTTTCCAATTACGAACACGAACTTCAACTTCACCAATGGCTTCAATGACAATTCTGGCTGCGCCGATGTTTCCCCAGCCCGCCACAAGATTTGGGCCAATTAATTCAAACTTTGTTCGCGCAACATCCCAGGAGTTGAATTGCTCGGCGGCATTGGAGGTGCGGGATCGTGGGGGACGCTGCCGTCTGCGGGCACGAGAGATTGCTTGTTGGATGGTATCGTTATCAACTTCTCCTTGGGTTTGGTCGAGTTCAGCGTTGATGACAGTGAGGGAGGCGGGGAGAGCATCATCAACATCCCGGTCCTCAAGGTTCATCTCGGTGTGCCAATAACTGGTGTAGGAGGTATCGCCAATAGAATAGTCACGAGAGATGCGAAGGATATTACGGGGTTCGGAGAAATATAGATCAACTCGATCCACCCCGTAGTCGTCAATGGGGATTCCACCAAGGGTGTTGAGATTAGTGAGAATACTGTTAGCGTCGATTTGAATGCGAAATGGGGATGCCGAGGTTGTGCCAGTGGCGGTACCGGAGAAAATCGATCCTTCGTTTCCGCCCTCGGCGATGATGAAGTCAGTGTCAACAGTGAGACCGCCAGTGGTGGAAAGGGTGGGAGTGGGGGCAGTGCCAGGGGACTGCGCCATCCATTCGAACTTTGTGGTGCCGTCGTATTTAATATGAGTGGTGCCAGAGGTGATGTAGGTGAAATTTTTGTGGGTGCCAATGCCGATGTTGTCACCTGCGCTCAGACCGGTTTGAAGACTGCTGAAGGTTGAACCGTCATTAGCGGAAACGTAGATTGTGGTGGGAGTAAAGGCATAGAATAGGGAACCAGCAACAGATTCGGAGGTGTAGTGGCGAAATAGATCGCGGATTGCAGTACCGATAGTGGCGTTTTTCACAGTCCCCCGGCGCACGCGGGCTGCGCCGGACTCCAGGGAGAAGTCAATGTTCGAGGCGGCTTGTACGAAGCCGTCTGGGAGTTTTTCGGCGGGGGTGTTCGCGTTAAGGCCGAGACCGAAGTTGAGTTGTTCGGGCATTATTGTCGATTCTCGTCGTAGAGATTTTGTAGGGTGAGACCTGTGGCGGCTCCTGCGCCCATGAAAAGGGAGAAGGCGCGTTTGGCGGATTCACGCATGGCGGGGGTGATGGGGAGGAAGTGGATATCATCAAACTTTCTGGGATCTTTTTTCCAAACTTCATCCGAAGCCATTAAATCGTTACCTAGTTGAATTCTAATTTTAGTGGCTTGTGTTCCCCATTTCTTTGTAAGCTTGTTTGCAACCTGTGGGAGTTCGGTGTCATAAAAGAAATTCATGCCTTCTTTGCCGACACTAAGGGGTTCTATTAAATCATACCACTTACTACCGTCTTCTTCAATAAAAGTTCTTGTAGGATTAAATAACAAACGTTCAGCATTTTTTTGTCCAATAATTGCTGGCAACCCTTTAGGAGTTGTATTAGGAAATGTTTGTAATAAATTACCTTTTTTACCTAGACCGTTAAGTTCTCCAGTAACAGAATTATAATTAAGACCATGAAGTTTTTCCAATGCTTTATTATACATCTTCGATTGCATCTCCCCAGTGGTCCATCCAATCGCGTCATATCCTTTATCCGCCGCCATTCGCATGATGCGTTTCATGGCGAGTTCGGGCCAGGTCTTGGAGAAGGGGGCGGAAGGGATATCCTTTGTAATATCCTCACCAAATTCAAAACCGGCGGCCTTCAATTTTTTGATCCATTCTAATTTCTTTACTGCATCCCTTGCTGCCTGATGCCAGTCACTTTGGATCTCCTCCACAAACAACACTTTCTTTCCATCGGGTGTGAGCCGATCCTTTGTCCTGAAGTGTGCGAGAATGTTGGGTTCGCCGGGGAAGTGGGGGGATTGGAAGCGGGGAAGATCGTCATGAATTGGTGCATTGGTAATGTCAGTGTAACCAGAAAACTGTTTAGTACCTGGTGCATTCCCCCACACCAACTTTATCTCCCGGTAGTTGGAACCACCGGGTTGGGTCCAGGTGTCGTGTATCGTTGGACCTTGAGCTTCGATTTGACTCCAATTAAGTTCACCCACGGGTTTAGATTTTGCGCTCATTTCTACAATCTGCACATTATTCTCTTCCAAATGATTGAGGATCTCCCTCTTCGTGATCTTTCCCTGTCGTTGCTCAAGAAGATCATCCAAGCCACTCCATTTCAGTTCATCCTTGGTCACTCCCGGACGTGAGGCAAGAAAGTTCCTCACCTGCTTCGCATCAAGTTTCTCCGGGAGTTTGGGGTCAGAGAAAGTGGATTGGAGGGTGGAGAAGAAGGTGGGATTGATTGGTTGACGAGAAGCAATTGCTTTTTGTAAAGCTGCATGTGCTTCTTCACCCATTGGATAATCAAAAGAATATCCCAGGCGGTCTAAAGCTTCGTTACCAACATTGACAGCTTTTTGTGCTGTTTTGTATGGAATGTTTTTAAATAAAACTTCTTCGGTTGAGGGGCTAGGAATATTGACTGGGGCTTTTTTGTATTCTTGAATCAACTTCTTCACTGCTTCTCTTGATACTCCCCCACTCAACATCTTTCCAGCCATTCCCAAGAGAGGACTCCCAGGAGTATCTTGCATGATCCCTTGTGGGGCGTTCATTTGTCGTGCATACTCCGTTCCCGGGAAATATTCATTCATGAGATCCCGAAAGGTGTCACTCGGAGCACGCTCCCTCGCTCGCATCTCAGGCGGACCTATGACATTGGGCTGCGGAGTCTCAGGCAGCAGCGTTCGAAAGTATTCAAACAACGATGGAAAATCAATAGCCACGGCGTCGGCGCTTTGCTTTACGTTTACGAGGCATTATTTTTCCTTCTTTCCAACATTGCGAAGCACACCCATCCCCGCGATCAGGGCATCCCGAATCGCGATGGGATTCTTCACCCCACTCTTGATCGCCTTGTGAATCACAGTTCCAAGGTCATAAACTGGGCGGGAGATTCCGCCGGATTTTTTGTATGGCATTATTGTTTTCCTTCCACAAGAGTGGTGAGTTTGGTCATTGCAGCAGTATTATTTTCCACCACCTGACGGAACTCCCCCGCAAATGTCTTGATGCTTTCCTCCGATGACTTGCGATCCTGGCGGTAGAAATAGAACATCACTGAGGCAAGAACTCCACCAATACCAAGGCCGGTGAGATTGGGGATGTCTGTGGTTTGAAACATTGTTGTCCTTTACGAATAATGTTTGCCTATTGAAATTACTCCGCCTTGAGCGTGTGCGAATTTGTTGCCAGGGCGCAGGCGGTCGATGCGGTGGCCCCCACGATTGCGGAGTTGAATCTTAAATTTGTTCTCAAGCTGTGCGGCCTCGGATAACATGCCCTCGGCGAGGTCTGGGCGTGTGAGGGAGAGTACCATTCCAGCAGCGGTGTGAACAATGGCCTGTTTGAGAAGACGCGGAGCGGTGATGTCTTCGGTGCCAACGGCGAGTTCGGTGGGGGGATAGCGGACTCCAAAGAGGGTGAAGACATAGGTGGCATTGGCCTTTGGCCAAACACGAAGATTGAGGGAGTCCCACACCAAGAACCACTTGGGTTGAGCGGGGGTAGCTGCCCGCCAATTGCGGTCATATTCCTCAAGCTTCGCTTGAGTGGAGCAGAAGTATTCCTTGCCATCCATCACAACGTAGAGTGGGATCATGATGGTGTCGGGGATGGCCACGAGGTCGGTGTTGAAGGGGACTGTGAGTGTTTCGGAGGCCTTGTCGTGCCGGGTATCTTCCCACACCCTGATCTGCGCCCAGTTAGCGGCGTCATAGATCTGGGCCTTGGTCCAGAAGGTGTTGGTGGTGGCTTCTTCTAGGAGGTCTTGGATGTCGGAAATCAGACTCATAGAATTATAGGAACGTTGATAATAGCGCCAGGGAATTCAATTGGTGCTGCTGATGCTGGAGCAAGGGGGGAATATGCTTGGCCTTCGAACCAGTACTTCTGGGAATCCCCAAGTTTCTTTATAAGGGCAGGGGTATCTTGGCCCTCAAACCAGTATTTCGAGCCGGTGGGATTAGCAGCGGCCATTATGCAACTCCAAAGTCATCAATGTTAATCCAACCTGCGGTTCCATCACAATCAATCCGGCATTCAAACACCCCAGCATCCCCTGCCACAGGTGTGGTGCCAGTCATGGTGACAAATGTGCCAGTGGTAGCGGTGTAGGTGGCGATAGCGGTGTCAGTACTAAGGGCCATGTGATTGTTGACTTTGATTACCATCCGGGGTTGGTTGCCGGTGTAGGCGGTGCCGTCCCCGGCTTCCGACTTCCTCACTCTCGCGGTGATCACTGCGGTGCTGCCGGAATCCAGGGCAACGAGTTTAGGGGAGGATTCAAGTTTGTTGCTGGCGTTGTTGGGAGTGAGACGCTCGGATGGGCTGGCAGTGCCAAAGATTGCGGTGTCAGTGGTGACAGTTCCATACACTGAGTATGACCGGCTTTGCCCAAGGGTCTGCGCCCACTTGGCGAATCTCACCCAATTTGTGGGAGTGAGAAGACTGGTTTGCGAAGCGACAGGGGTAGCTGATGCAAGATTGCAGTTGTCAAACAACACTTGTTGTGGACTAGCAGTATTAACATTAAAATCAGTGGTATGAGCAGTTTTAATCCCTGCCACGACCCCAAATGTAGAATTCAAAATTCGGAAGTTCCACCAGACTCCTCCGGCATTCACAAAGCCAATACCATTGGTGGTGGCAAAGGTGGTGTCCCCAGAAGATGTGATTCCACTGAACACACAATCTACGTATTGACCACTATCGCGGAATTGAATGTTTGTCGTGGTATTACCAAAAAGCACAGCAGTGGCGAGATTTAATTTAACGTATATTGAGAGGGAACCATCGAACTGAATCCCTACCCCGGCATTTCTCCAAATAGTAAAATTTGAAAATGTAGCATTAGTAATTGTTCCTGCTGGATCAAAGTTTATTCCAATGTTTGCACAAGAATGAATAGTGTTGGAATTAAAAGATGTGGGGGCAGATTGGTTATTGTAACCTATCCCACTATCATTGCAAGAAGAGATTTTATTTCCATTGAATGTTCCAATGGCACCATTTTGTAAAATGAGTGAACCGCCATCGCCGGTGCCCGTGTCTCCACCCATAATCGTGTTATTAGTGAAAGTCCATCCAGTGGAGGTGGTGGATAGAAAAAGAAAGTGATCTTGGGCTTTGAAGAATACACAATTATCCACAGTCCAAGTTCCAGTCTTGGCTCCAGTGTCATTGAGCATTCGAGAGTTGGCGATGTCGAATTCATGGATGGAGCAATAGGAGAGAGAGAAGGTTCCTGAGGTGATGGCAGTGTCGATACCACGTTTTGCAGCGGTCCCTGACCCCATGTTGAGGATTTCAGTTTGCACTGCGGTGAAGCTAGCAACAGCCTTCACATTGATGTAGCCATTGAGGGATGAGGACACCCCACGAATCTTAACATTCTGTGTGAGATTGATGACCTCAGCTTGAGTGGGAGAGGTACCAGAGTGAGCGTTGGTGAGACCCGCTGATAGTGTGAGAGTAGTCCCAGAATCCACTGTGAGAATGTTCTTACTCTCATATTCACTGTATGTACGTGAGGTGGAAGCAAACCCAAGAACATCGCTTGCAGCCCATCCGGTGGTGGTGGCTACTGTGAGAGCGGTAGCTAATGCTGCTGCATCAACAGTGAGAAGGGTGGAAAGATTGGTCTTGGCGGCTCCGCCCGATACAAACGTTCCGTTGTTTTCAACCACAAGCCCTGAATCCACGTTGACAGCGGAATCGAATTCCAGCACCGCAGTAGAGGAAGCGGGGATGATGTTGGCTCCGGAGCCGATGGTGAATACACCGCCACCGAAGACTCGAAGGACACCTTTGTTCTTCAAATAATAATTGACACTTGTGGCTGTGCCGTAGGCAAGGGTGCCCTTGCTACAAATGCTTGCTCCCTCAACCCCAGAGGTTGCACCGTAACTTGTGCTAGCGGTTTCGTTCATTGTCACCGAGCGAGCAGTGCTTGCGCCTGCGCCAGTGTAGTCGCCCATGACGTGCCAGAGGTCACTGGCAGCGAGAGTGGATGTAGATGTGGTGCGAAGCATCCGGGACCAATTATTGGCGGTGGCGTTGCGGTAGAGGGTGACCTGAGAGCCGGTGGTGCTGCACACTACGCGAACAGCGTAGTCTGTTACAGCCACGAGAAGTTGAGGAGCTGCGAATTTGAAGAAGTGCCAGCCAAGACCGGAGGTGTTGAGGTCGGTGACATCCACGGTGACAGAGGCAACATCCACACTTCCAGTGGTGTTGCGAAGGATAACACTGAAGGTTCCGGAGGGGCTGGCGGCTCGGGCAGCAAGTTTTACTGCAATTCCGTCGGTAGTGATTGCTCCAGGGGTGAAGGCGGAGCTTTCCAAAGTGCTGGTGCTGACAGCGGTGCTAGCAGCTTCGCTGTCAAGCAGAGCCGAGGCATTGGTCGTTGCCCATGTGGCAGCAGCGGTGAAATTCCCGTCAGCGGTTGCAATAAGGGTAGCCATAGATTATATTGCCCTTCGAACAGTCCATTCGAGCTCAATGAGTTCGGCGGTGGCTCCAAGAGTGTCGGCACCATCGGCGGGATCTCGGAGGAATTTGAAAAGAAGTTCCTCACTCGCAGCACAGCCGGTGACAGTGACAGTGGTGATGTTGGCATCGTTGAATTGAAGGGTAGTGCCTTTGGTGGTATCGGTGACTGTGCTGGCGGTGTTGAAGGCAGGGTCGCCGGTTTCGGCATCTGCTACACAGATTGTGGCAACCTGCCATTTCACGTCGCCGGAGGTGACGGAGCTTCGCCACTTGATAGCGAGATCGATGGTGGAGGTCCAGTCAGAGGGGAGTTTGAAACGATCTTGGATGGATTGAGAGCTTGCATCGGTGAATTGGGCTACGCCAAATTGAGTGTTGGAGCCGGTGACGCAAGCGGCGGTGGGAGCATTGGAGGTGGGGGTGCTAAAGGCGAGAGAGGCGGTGGTGTTTTGACAGATCGCTGCACGGTAGATAATCTTGGCGGGGAAGGTGATTCCAAGGCATGTGGGGGCGGCAGCGTCAGAAAGAGTGGATACAAAGGTGTTGGCACTACAAGCACCAACGCCGGAAGCGGGAGTGGGAGTGATTACTCCGGAGCCATCGGTGCGGAGGAACCCTGCGGAGGGCGCGGGCCATGTGTAGGTGACGTTGGAAGTCAAGGGGGTAGTGGCTCGGTGCTCGATGTAATTCACACCATCTACAGTGGCTTCTCGGAGACGAATCCCAAGCTGGTTGTCCATGGTGAGACCGCCAGCAACGGTGACAACATTGGCTTGGTCAGTTTGAACGGCGGTGGCCCCAAGGTCAACGGTGGGGTCCCCGGCAGCGCCAGAGCCGTTGGTGACTACGATATTGCCAGCAGCACCAACTATGCTTCGCTGGACCCAGGTATTAGAGGCGGAGCGGACAGCGATGCCCGAGCCCGCCAAAGCTGCAATGGCATC